AGTACGTACAACGCATACAACGCAGGCTTGATTAAGTTCTTGGCTTCAACTGGCGCAATACCCAAAGAGACGGCAGCCAAGCTGCTCAAAGACGGTGACTATGTTCCGTTCTACCGCGTTCGTGAGAACGGGATGGCTGATCTTGTCTTTAGTGACGAAGTCACTATCAACATCGGCGATGTTAGATACCAGCCGTACTTGGCGGAACTCAAAGGTGGCGAGACTCGCATCCTTCCCCTGACTGAGTCGCTCCCACGCAACACACTGCTCATTACAGACAAAGCGCTGACAAACCTTGCAGCCCGCAATGTGGGCTACGCGTTCCAATCAATTGGTGCGGGCAAAGGCCCCGTGGACAAGGAAGGCAAGATAACCAACGCCATGCCAATCCACAAAGGGAAAGGCCCGACGGGTGCAGACATTGTCCGCTTTAACCAAGAGCCAGACCCTGCCGATCCTAAAGACACGGGCGACCGCTGGGTACGCGTTAAAACCGACGACACCATCATGGGTGGTATCCCTGCTGAGTTGATTGTAAAGAGCTTGGAAGGCGCTCACTTGACGCTCCCTGCGTTTTTGAAGATTGGCGGGCTTGCGGGCGATCTCCTGCGTTCTGGTGTGACCCGCATGCCAATCTATATTGCGCGTCAGTTAATTCGTGACCCAATGGCCGCATCGTTTACAGGCGGTCTGAACTACAACCCTCTAACAGCGGTTGTTAAAGCTGCCACTGAGTTTGTACGTATGACTCGCGGTACAAGCAAGGCAGGCGAAGAGCTCATCAAGCGTGGCCTAGTCCAAAGCGGCATCTTTACAGGAGACCCAGACGACATTGCTAAGATGGCATTGCAGTTGGCGGGTAACCAACAAGGCGCTGTTAACCAGTTGTTTGCTACGATGGACAGAGCCGCGATGCGTGCCGATGCTGCTACCCGTGCGTTGGTGTTCCAAAACGCAATCAAGAACGGATTGTCTGAAGTCGAGGCCGACTTGATGACTATGGAGTCGATGAACTTCTACAAGCGTGGTCTGTCACCTACTGTGCAGTACGCCAGCCGTTTGATCCCGTTCTTTAATGCGCAGATCCAAGGCTTGAACGTGCTGTACAAAGCCGCTACAGGTCAAATGCCGTTTGAAGAACAGCAAAAGATCAAGCAGAAGTTTTTCAACAACGCCATGTTGTTGGTGGGCGTTGGCGTGGTTTACGCCATGGCTATGGAAGACGACGAAGCCTTCAAACGTGCCAAGCCAAAGGACAAGTACAGCAATTTCTTTATCCCTGTGCCGGGCGTTGAAGAGCCGTTTAAGCTGCCTATCCCCTATGAGGCTGGCTGGTTCTTCTCGTTGGCTGTTGCCGCAGTAGACGCTATGAAAGCGGAGACGGATGGCAAGCAACAGTTTGACGCACTGCGCGATATGTTCTTGATGTCGATCCCCGGCTACTCGTCCAAGTTTATGCCGCAGATTATTAAGCCTGCGTTTGAGGTTTACAGCAACAAGAACTTTTACACAGGTAGCGACATCGAGTCTCAACGCATGCAGGACAAGACTACTGCCGAGCGCTTCAATGTAAGCACGACCGAAGTCGCCAAATCTATGAGCAAAATGTTGCCAATGCTGTCGCCTATACAGATTGAGCACATCTCTAACGGCTACTTTGGTCAGCTACCGCTGATTATTGCGGCTGCAGCCAATGGCTTGTTCCGCAAGGAAACGCAAGGCGAAGCCCCAGAGAAACGCATCACAGACATGCCGTTTATTGGCAGCTCGTTCCAGAAGAAGTATGGCGGTGCTGATGCTGATGTGGTGTACCGCATAGCCAAGGAGTCTAAGCAAGCTAAAGACACTTACGACAGCATGCTCAAGCAAGGCCGTGCAGCAGACGCTAAAGAGTTCTTGGCTGACAACCGCACAGAGATTGTGTCGGCAGGCATAGCTAACCAGTACCGCACACAGATGGGCCGACTGCGTGCAGACGAAGAGCGTGTTACAGGTATGGCGGGTCTGTCAGGGGAAGAAAAACGCAAGCGTATCGACCGAATCAACGATGCTCGGCAGGCTATCTCTGAGAAGTTTGAGGCGGCTATTAAACGAATTGAGGCTTCCGGTAAAACATAACCCCGAGCTTGCCGTCGAGGATGCCCACGCTAGCGTGGGCATCTAGTATCCGCAAGGAGAAGGCTTTCTTTAAGCCCCACTCTTTCATGGCTTCGGTGTCGAGGCAGGGTATAAAAAACCCCTGCCCCTTCTCAACTTTCTCCCACGGAAGGCGCAGTGAGTAGTACTTCATCGGCATCAATAATCTCGCGTCTGATTTTCATAACTGTGACCCGCATCTGCGGCCCCTTGGTCTTGGCCATCATATCTTTCTTAAGATACTCTACGTTGTACAGTTGTTCAAGCTGGCGCTTAAATGACGAATACCCGAAGCTCATGGTGGCGCAGTACGCCTTGAGCAGTTGCTCCTCGATGAAGTAGTCGATGTGGTTGGGGATCGGCTCATGCTCCACCCGACCAAACACCTTGTTGCGCGTGATCGTCAGGTCGATATCCTTGCCGCTACCCAGTTCAGCCATGAGGCCGCCCTTGCTAGGCTTAATCACCACAAAACTGCCGTAGTTGTCACGGGTGTAGGAGTTCAGTACATCCACAGCGGTGCGCACACTGCTCTTCATGCTAGCTCGCATGTAGTCCACAGCTTTCTTGTAGGAGTTCAGAATAGGGCGGTAGGGTATGTCCACCACGCCAAGCTCTTTAAACGCTTTGAGGGCGCATACAGAGCATCCAACCCCTGCCATCCAGAAGCGTTCATCGTTGGTTGCCTTGAACTCAGTGTACATACCGGCAACGGCTTCGCCCACCATCTTAGGGAACTGATCCACATTGTCAGCAAGGTACTGAGACAGTGCGTAACCGGCCACAGCGTAGTTAGATTGCAAGGACTTGATGATCTCAATCTCGTGTGGCTCCCAAGACAACTCGTCTTCAAGCACAAACTCAAGCAAGCGGCGCAGTTCACCCTCAGATGAGTGGGCACGCCCACCAGTCAAATAGTCCACGATGTGGGTGTTAGATGACATCAGGGCGTTGGTCATCCATGTGGACAAGTTTAAGCGCTCTTTGTTGGAGCCAGACTCCATACGCTCCTTGCCCCGACCCTCGGTCATATCCAACAGGAACTCAGGCAACCACTCGAAGTCGTCTCGGTTCTTGGACGTGATCTCGTCAGTAATCAGCGGGTGGCTGTTGAGTAGTCCAAGGCGTTGTTGCATAGCCACAGGAGATGTGCTCTTGCCTGTGCGGTAGTGGGTGGGGTGTCCCCAGACCGATGCCGCAGCCTCCAGAGCAAGCGTCTTACCCGTACCAGACTCGGTACTAGCGCAGTGGTACGTCATGCCGTAGATGCCTGTGAAGCGCATGAAAGGTGCGCCAGCACCGGCTAGCAAAACGGCTAGGTGATCCCACATCTTCTTGGCAATCATCATCTCTATGAAGATGCGCCACTGCTCCATAGTGCCACGAGGCTCGGTGTTCTTGGTAATGTTCTCCAAGCCCGGCATTGGGACTTTGACAGGGGGTTTACCCTTAGTAAAAATACGACCCGCAAATACATACGAGTTGTCAGGTTGCCAACCATAGCTGTCTGGAACTTTGATTGGTGTTTTGTTAGTGCTAGATTCTTCCACGCATGCCCTCACATATTCAAATAAGTTTTTGTCATTGTTGGCACCAAAAGCCGCCACTATGTTTTGGCTTGCCAGTGCTTTCACCGTTTCGTCTTTGCTGACCACCGCCTTCTGCGGCATGGTTACATTCAGCGCCCCTTCGGGTCTAAGCGCAATCATGTGTACAGTGTGGTCGTTGTTGCTGTTGAGGATGTCCACAACAAACAACTCGTAAGGCAACAGCATCACTTGCTTCTTGGACTTAACGCCCTCATCGTCTTCTACTGTGCGCTCCATGAACACACCGCCGTTTGTGCCGTAGGCGTAACCCCGTGGCGGTGTTGGGCGCATGACCTTGATGACTTCTTTCGCAGTGACTGTGCTGTCGCTTGGTAGCCTTACCTCGATCTCTTTCTCTTCCACCTCAACAGACAACTCGCGTCCCAAGATCAGGGGGTTGGTTATCTTGCCCCAATGCGCGCATGATTGGCACACTCCGGGGTTCTCTGAGTCCATCTTGACGCAGGGGTATGGGCCCTTGATGCTTTGCAGCTTCTGGTTCATGCGCTCAGGCTCGTAGGGGTGCATCTGGCTTAGCCAGACAGCCGCCTTGTTGCCGTCTTCACAAACCTTCGTCCATGACAGCAAGCCCCTCCAGATCGGCTCCATGCCGTCCTCGGTTGCATGCTCCACGTAGTGCGCTAACTGACCACAGCCACGGCCATTTTGCGTAGCAAGCCATATCGGTTTGAACTTGGTGATGCTGTTCTCATACAGCTTCACTGTCGTAGCCGATGGCGTTGCCTTGGTTGGCCGCTGTCCGGGCAAGTCAAGTGCTGGTGTAGCCACAGGCTCATATACTGCGCCTGTCAGTTTCTCTCGGATGAGAGTCGCCAGACCCTCGAAGCTGAACACATCGCCTTCAGTCAGTATGCGCACAGGGCGCGGCGTTGCGTACTTCTTCTTAAAGTTGGTTGTGTCAGGCACACGCAAGACTCGGGCGGCATCTGCCGTCACGGTCATGTCGATCGCCATGTTCTCCTGCTTGCACAGGCGTTTGAAGTTCTCAGCCACCGGCTTCCATGAGTCGATAGGAACGGCAGTAAGTAGTGGCCAGTAGCAGTGCAACCCACCACCAGAGCCGACTACATAGGGCGTGCCCAAAGCATCAAGGCCAGTCTTTTCCAAGAACGCATTGAGCGCAAGGGCGGCATCTTTCTTCGATGCATAGCCATCCATGTCGATAAACAGGGACTTCACATACCTTGCGTTTACAGCTTGTCGGTTGTCTTCCTTGCCAAAAGTAGCCAAGGCAAAGTAAACATCTAGCTTGCTGTCGTGCCAACCTTTAATTGGCGCTGTGGTCTGATCGAGCGCGTCAACAAACACATGCTCTTTCGTCCTAGTAAGTTCTGCTACACAGTACCGACCAAATTCTGGCGGCGGCAGAACAACCGCTAAAAACTCAAGCGGAGTCATTAGAGTCCTTGATCGGGTTACAGGAACAGGTCTAGCTGCTTTGAATCTTTAAGTTGGGATTCATCAGGGGGCGCCATCACAGTCAAACGGCGTAGCACTTCCAGTTGCCACTCCTTGGGCAAGCCTGTGTCCAACTCCATGAGTTCTGCGCTAAAGCGGATCAGCTCTTGCGTGGTGAGGGATCGAGGTTGTATTCCGTACATATTTTTCTCCATGCCTCGTCTGCTGAATGCGAGGTCTTCATTATGTGAGTTAAGAATTCGACGCGACTGCGGTAGGCCACAAACACTTCCGTGCCTGTAAACCAGTTGTAGACAGTCTGTCGAGAGACGCCGAGAGCATAGGCAATCTTCGTGACCGGAAAGTCATGGTGGATCGCCCAACGCCCAAGCTGGTTGCCCAGAGACTTGGGAGTCTTTGCTACTTCGTCAATGATTTTTTGAGAGTAAGCCATAGTGGTTTTGTTAAGGCGCTAGGACACGCAGAACGGGAAACGCAGTCGTGTGCTTGTGTGTGTGTATCTAACGAGGTAACTTTTAAAAACCCCGGCACACGCAATGCGACCGCCGACTGCGGCCTAGCGAAACCTTTAATTACTCATCGTCCCAGTCAGCAACGATGTCGGCCAGCTTGTTCTTCTTAGCTGGGGCGGCTTCCACCTTGGCAGGGGCTTTGCGAACTTCTGGCTCCTCTTCAGCCTCCACCTCAACAGCCTTGGCTTTCTTGGGTTTGGTGGCTTTGACTTCAGCCATAGCTTCGGCCTCGTCTTCGTCCAGCATATCACCCATAGGCTTAGCCGCAGGGCGCTTGCCTTCAATAGCCAATGGTGCAGGGGCAGTAACGCCATCCACAGCGGCAGGGGTAGAAGATACAGCCTTCTCAGCATCCTTAGACTGAGATTGCGACTGCACAATCTCGTACTCGTCATCAGTCAACCAACGCACAGGGGCGAAGATCAACTTGGGTGACTCAGCCTTGGTGTCAAACTTCATGCGGGTCACGATGGAGTCCAAGTTAACAGGAGGAGTCTGAGCCGCCATAGCACGGGCGTAGGCTTGCAGTGGGCGCTTGTCGCCTTCTTCCTTGCCGAAGATGGACGTAGCTGGCAGGGTGACCTGCAACACATCGCCTTCAGGGTTGTTAGCCAGCACCACAGCCAAGCGCTGTTGGTAACGGCAAGCACGGCTGTTGCCATTGCCTGACCCCGCGATGTTTTGTGGGCAAGCGGCACAGGTAGAAGCCTGTGGGTTCCGCACGCCTGCATCAGGCTTGTCGCCATCGCCAGAGGTGCAGTCAGGGGGAGCCGCCGCCGCATCCTTGTCGTACGATCCTGCGTAGAAGATACGGCTGATCTTGGGGGCAGCTTTAACCACGATCACATCTAAGAAGCGCTCGTCAATAGCGGCCACTTCTTTGCCGCCAGAAAGCAAGCGGAACACGCCACCCTTGATAGAGACGCGTTTCATGCCGCCGCCAGTGGGTACGCCACCGGCTAAGGCCAAAGTAGTTGCAGATAGAGCCGCGTTCTTAGCGAATGACGGCACGTTTGAGGGGTTGAACATTGCAATGTTGCTCATTTGATTTCCATTTAAGTTGGTTTACGTACAGAGATATCGTACTCAGAGGCTGAGTTGAGTCCGGGCGGTACGACCCCGGGGTTTTCGTCCAAGAACTGCTTCATGTTGGTCTGTGCGATGCGCTTCTCCAAAAGCTCAATGGCTTCGTGAGCCAAGACAAACTTTTTAAATTCGTCCCAGTCTTGGGTGGAGTAGCGCGTTTTCACAGACAGCACCACTGTGCCTTCTGGAGTTCGTACAGATGTGACGCCAAGCGTCTTCATCTGGTCTTTCATTGCGTTCTTGATCTCGTCCTGTTGCGCCTTGAGTAGCTCGACTTCGGTGTCGTACTCTTGGGTTAGGTCGGCAATCTTGCTACGCAGTTTGCGGTAGATTTTTGCTAGTTTGTCTAGCGGTACTGAGTCTTCTGACACTTGCTTCTCCTGTTTAATTATTGTCTAAGGTTGGACAGTTTACACATATTTCAATTGGTTGCAACCCCCTTTCATGATTTAATTTCAGTCTCGAACATGTCGGTAAGAAGTAAGTTATCGCTAACTTTCCCTGCCAACGCATCAAACATCTTCCTCTCGATAGCGCTACCCTGAATGTGGATCACAGTAACTTTATCTGAGTCCTGCCCCTTGCGGTCAGCACGGGCACAGCACTGGATGTACTGCTCTACGCTCATGAGTGGGCCATAGAACACCACAGTATCAGCGGCAGTCAGCGTGATGCCGTGGGCCGATGCCGCAGGCTGCATGACCAACACTCTAGGGTCGGCTTCAGTCTGGAAGCGATTGATTGTTTGCCCACGTTTGCTAGGCGTTACATCCCCGTGGATGCACTCGTTGACAATGCCCTTCTTGGTGAGGTACGTGCTAATGGTGTCAATGGTGCTACGGAACAAAGCAAAGATGATGACCTTGCGATCGGTCTCGTCTAGTATCTCCTCCAGTACAGCCAACCGAGGCGCTGAGTCAAACTCAACAACTTCCTTGTCGTCTGTGTAGGCCGCACCACAACTGATCTGCAACAGCTTACTCACACCAGCGGCGGCATTGACTGCCGTGATGGTCTCGCCTGCGGCTAGCACAAGCATGCGTTCTTTGAGCATGTTGTAGTACTTGGCTTGCTGTGGTGTCAGAGCTACCTCACGAGTCATGGTAATGACAGGGGGTAAGTCAAGGCATTGTGCTTTGGTGTAGCGTATCGCTGGCTGTAGAGCCTCGTGTACCTTCTCTTTAGCATCAGCCTTTGGCGCCCACTTGAACAGCGTGATCTTGTTCATCACCTTGTCTCGCCACGCAGTAAAGAACTTAGGCACGCCATCAGGGTTAACTAGCTTAGCCAAGCCATACGCGTCCACTGGCGACTGAGATGCCGGCGTTCCGGTCATCATCCACAGGTATGTGGTTGGCGTAAGGATCGAGTTAAGTGCCTTCCATCTGCGTGTCGTTGGTGTCTTGTATGCGTTGGCTTCGTCCACAATCACAAGGTCAAAGCGGCCATCGTTACGCACCTCATCAGCGATCAGATTAAGACCTTCATAGTTGGTAATGACAATCTCGTAATCTCGCTGAATCATCTCGATGCGCCGACTAGCCTGCGCATGGTGCGCGATAACGGCAGAGCGATGAATGATGCTGTTGTTGATGTCGCCCATCCATGCGCTGTGCATGATGGACAAGGGGCACAGGATCAGAACCCTACGCACCTTCTTAAGCTTCATCAAGTAGTCAGCCGCCCATAGAGCAGATAGCGTCTTGCCAGTGCCGGGTTCAGAGAACACAAAGGCTCTCCTGTACATCGTCAAGAACGCTGACGTCTCTATCTGATGAGCCATAGGCGTGTAACGCCCCGGCCAGTCGTAGCGCCTAATGATCGGCGATGGCACATCCTTAACACCTAGGTTACGCAAAACCCGCGCTTCATCAAGACCCCAGTACACAGCAACGTCGTAGCCTCCGTCTGCACGAAGCATGGCTTTGCTCTTAGGGATGATTGAGTATTTGTGCGGGTTCCTTGTTCGTAAGATAAGTGCTCTGTCTTCTACAATTTCCATTGCTTCTCCGAGGATTATTTATTGTCTGCTCTGTTGGCAGATTTGCTACGCATACGCAGGTTACCTTTGGCTGATGTACCACCTGAGCGCATGGGCTTGATGTGATCCACATCTTTGCCGTCACCCTTGGTGGCTGCCCCCGTCTTCTCCATCATGCGGCGAGCCTTAACGCGCTCTGCTCGCTTCTTGATCTGATCGGGCTTGCCTTGGTAGTTAGCGTACTCTGACGAATAGTTTCTTGTGGCCATGACTGTTCCTAATGCTTAGGGTTGAACTCGCATCCGGTGACCTGACACCATCCGCAAAGTGGGGTTTGATTGGGGTTCCATACCTCGTTCTCGAAGCATGCTTCAAGACGCGCAGTACGCTCACGATACTTCCACCAGAAGGCTTCAGACTGATCGCGTGTCATCTGCATCTTGACCATATCATTTTTCACAATGAACAGCAACGCTGAGTTAACCTTACGTATGTGCGGGAAGTGCTGGAACACCATGAGCGACATCAACACAAGCTGATCCCTGTCGGGGTACTTGTTGTTGCCGGTCTTCCAGTCTCCCACCCATGCCGTAAGGTTCTCATCGTCAACGATCAGAATGTCCGCGATGCCCCGCACCCAAACATCAGGTGCTTTCCAGTTAGTAGGCGTAAGGTCAGCGCGTAGCGCCATCTCGTACTCTGCTAGCTTTCGTCCGGGCTTGGCAAGCATGGCGTCCACCACAGGCTGGAACTGCTCGTACTCAGGCGGTATAGGCTTTTGATCCCTGATGTAGTGTTCAATAGCTTCATGCACCTGATTGCCGTAACGCGTGGCCTCAGTCTCTTGGAAGGGGTACTTCTTCAAGACCTTGACCTCGTGATACCTGCGTTGGCAACCCTCAAAATCTTTGAGGCTGCTGTGTGACCATGCTGGTTTTTTCATTCGAACTTCGCTGTGTTAATGGCTTTGTTAAGCCGTGTTGCAAACGCGGATACAAAACGCTCGTCACGATACAAAGGGCTGTCCATGTCATGCAGGATTGCATGCGTAAGCTCATGCCAGAATGTGTCGCCGACTTCGTGCTTTGTAAACGGTTTGCCTGAGTGGTCGCGTGTACCGATACGAATGTGTTGCGCGTCATAATGCACACGCCCCACATAACTCTTATCGATCATAGCCTCAATGACTTCCACGCTGTACCACCGCCTACCTACTCTTATTTTTGTTGGTAACCTCAATAGTGCTTCTCCTAGTTTTTTGCTAACCCATACCTACGGTGCGCGCCACCGTCAGCGGACAATGGTATGCCTTGCATATAGCTTGGCTCCATAGTCATCTGCGCCAAGACCCAAGTCTTAGCATCTTCCACCTCGGCATCAGGTACAACAGCGATCAATTCGTCGTGCACTGTGCCAGCTATGAAGTATCTTTTGGATACCCGTAGCATTCCGTCAGTCATCACAATACGCGCCAGCGCTTGCGTGACATTGTTTGTTACCTTGCCTGCATACAACTTGGTTGCATCGGCGCCGTAAACCCACTGGTCTCTACCCTTCTCATCCTTCTCTCGTCTCAGAGCGGGGTAGTGCAAGCTCATTCCATTGGGTAATTCTATACGACCCTTGCGAAACGTCAAGCACTTGTATGTGTAGTCTTCGCCATAGTACAAAGCCGACTCAATCTGTCTCTCACACATCTGCCAGAACTCAACTACAGGGTACGCGGTGGCTCGGTACATATCAATGATGCGCTTGGATGCGACAGCGTGCATTGCTAACTCGTAGAGGCTACAAGTATGCGGGATGTCCCGCAGCTTGGCCTCGGTGTCGTGCCAGTTCAAGAACGCAATAGCCTGCTTCTTGCTGACCCCCAACTGCCGTGTGAACTCCGCCTCGTAGCGTACAGGTGGCGCACCCAAGAAACCTGTTGTGAGTTGCGAAGCGAATGAAGCCCAACCCAATCCATAGCCGCACCCAAGTAGAGCTGACTTAGCCGATTGGCGTAGGTCTGGATGAGACTCTTTGGTAAGCCCCGGAATGTTAAACATCTGCGCACCGAACGCGGCGTAGGGGTCACCGCCAGCGCTGAAGATACCGAGCATGTCTGTGTAATCCGATAGCCACGCAAGGACTCGCGGTTCAATCTGCGAGAGATCACCGACGACGAGTTGATGCCCTTCGGGAGCCATTATCGCTTTGCGTAAGAACGATCCTCGCTTGAGGTTCTGCATGTTGATGGCCGAACCCTTGCTTGCTGTCCACCGGCCAGTCTGCGCCCCGTAGTAGGAGAGAGGTACGGGTAATGCACCGCGTTGGCTGATGTCCAAGAACCTTTGTGCTCGTGTTCTCTCAGTGGTTGATTTAACCCGAAGACGCGCTTCACAAAGTAGGGCAACGTCTTCACGTTCACTGTTGAGTAGCGTTTGAAATAGGGCATCGTTCTTAGCGAGGGCAAGTGTTTGCTTCCCAGTTGTCTTGCTTGTCTTGGTTGGCGGAACCACATTGAGTTTCTCAAGTAGTGCAGCAAACTGCGGGTTCGATGCCAGCGCAGTTTCTTCCACGCCGAGCTTTTGTAATAGGGCTTCACGTTTTTCCTTTTCGTCTAGTATGGCGTCCGTCAGCATGTTGGGGTCAAGCTGCAACACAGGGCGTGTGTACATCTTCAGCGTCATGTCTATGAGTCTTAACTCCTTGGATGGATAGGCATCCACCAACCGTTTGAATATTTCCTCGCACAGAAACACATCATGTTTGCAGTACTCAGCGAGGTCTCGCTCGAGCGTGGCGTCCAACTCGTGAACTCCGTTAGTTGAATGAACGGCGGTGCCTTTTTCTGCAAGTCCAAAATCCTTTGCGAGTCGGGCGAGACTGTTACCAACTTCCACGCCACGTAAAGCTCGCGCCATTGATAAGGTGTCGAAGATGAAGGCTGGATGTACAGCGTAGACCCACTCCATAATGGATACATCGAACTGTGCGTTATGCGCAAGCACTGCGGTTCGTCCCCAATCGACACCATTGAAGTACTCACGTAGTCCCTCTGCGCTAACCCATCTAGTTGGCTCATCGCTTCCGTATACATGGACGCAAGCTCCGAACGCTCTAAATTTATCATGGCGTATGTACTCCTCTGTTGTCATCTTGCTGAGTGTGTAACCTTCCTTGGTGTCCCAGTAGGTTTCGAAATCGATGGTTATTATTCTGTCGTATGGCTTGCTCAATTAAAGTTCTCCTTGGGTGGTGCGCCTAGGACGTTGAGAAAGCCGAAAAAATCGTTTGCCGCCAACATAAGTTGCGACGCCTCCATCTCGTCACAGTTTAGGGTAACGACTCCTGCCAGCGCATCTTCAGCGCGTCCAATGATGACAATGCCCTGCGCCTTGCCCTCGCCGTAGCACATCACCAACTTGTGAATCAGTAGCTTGAAGTGGGCTTGCTCTTCGTCAGACATAGCTGTTACCCTGCGGTGCAGTTCTGCCTCAGACATTGAGCCGTCAAAGTCCACGTAACTCATTTTGTTTCTCCTTCAGTAGTAGTTCTAGGTCTGGTATGTTGTGCTCACGGGCAATGAACACAGTACCGCCTGCATTGAGAATCATGTTAAGTTCCCTGTCTTGCAGTGCAGTGGTCTGCCCCTTGCCAGCCTTGCACTCGATGGCGATGAAGTGCCCGTCCATACAGCCAACGATGTCAGGTATCCCTGCACGGCCAAAGCCGTTAGCAGGGGGCATGAAGTGGTACACGCCTAGCTTGTCAAGCAACAGCCGTACCGCCTTCTTTACTTTCCATTCAGGTGTCTCTGCCATGTTGTACCTTAGTCATTGATCTCTCTCTTTCTGTTTATAAAAGCAGCATCAGCAGGATTGTGTATGCGCGCTAGTTCGTTGTCGTAGTACTGCTTGGGCATTGGTGCTTTCTTTTCAAGAAACCCACGCAACCATTCAGCCCCGCCAAGTTGGTTGAATATGATCCACTGCCTGTCAGACATACGGATGTTTCTAAAAGTTATGGGCTCGGGTGGTTTAGGTCTTGGCATTTTTTAAGTTCCTACTTATTACTCCGTTGGCCCAGCATCGTGCGCAGTGCCATTTGGTATCGCTCAGTTGAATCCCGCCCTCTGGTGGCTTCGATTCATTGCACCGAGCGCACTCTTTGTACTTGTGCACATGCTGTACGCCGCCAATAAATAATTGCCGCTTAACAAACCCACTCATGTCTTCATGTCCCTCACATACGTGGCAAAGCTGTGGGCTGTGTCACCAAAAGCAATGCGCATGGCATCGAACTCCAGCGCTACCTCTTCAAGCACAGCGTTGCGCACGAGAGGGTCTGGCCTTATATACATTTCGGGCTTGCCAAAGACGTTGTCGAAGTCTTCTTTGTTGAAAATTGTGTTGCTCATGTGTTCATCTCCAGTTCGTTAATTTGGTCAATTATCCATTGGCAATCTTTGCGCAGGGCTTCAAAACGTGGCGTGTCTTTTTGCTGAATCTTTCCTCCAGCGTTGAACATTTCGTACGTGTCGTTGTAAACATCTTTAAGTTTTACATTGATCTTTATAGACACTTCTGTTTGCAAAGGCCAAAGATGTATCAAAGTCTCAATCGCCTCTTCAAACTCTTGCCCGCATTCGTTTGACGCGTACAGGTAGAAGACAAAGTCGCCTTGTTCGTTAACCTCACCCGAGTGCGGGTGCTCGTCTACTTCAAGTTCTATGGGTTTCATATCAACCTCCAAACATTTGCTTCAAGTGTACATACAACTCGTGCGCCTGATACACAGTCATATCTGACAAAATATCCTGCGGTGTTTTATTACGCACAAGCTTTGTGAGAAATGCGCGTCTGTCTGTTTCAACAGTCCCGCCCATGGAAAAAGCAGCGGAGGCATCCAATGCAGCTTGGCTAGGCTCAGCCTCCAGCTTCTCGCGTAGCAACGCACCGATGCCTGTCACGGCTTTCTTTTCGTACTTGCGCTTGGGTGTGGCGTCTTTATCTTTGTTCATAGCTTTAAGTGTTTTGATCGGGCGGTACTCGTCAATGTCTGCGTAGTGCAGGCCGTTGGTTTCGTGAACCATTTTGTTACGGCGCATCTGCGCAATAAGGCTAGAGACTGAGCCGCCCCCAAACCCTTCGTGCTCAAGGTCTTGAATGATCTCCTTGCGTGTGGAGCCGGGGTTGTTCTTGATGTAGTCGAAGGTCACGCGTGACACATTGTTGGTGACGTTGAAAGTTTTCTTGGCCATGGGAATTCCTTGAGAAGGTGTAGATAAAGAGTTGTTGATAGTAGTGTTGACAGTAGGAGGAGGGGGAACTTGTTCCCCGTCGTCATCCCACTCCTGTAAGGTGCGGGTTAGTGCGTTTTTAAGGGCAGTTTGAATGTCAGGCATTTGAGGTTCCTCCTGTTATAAGCATGACGATAACGATGAAAGCAATAAGCCCAATGGACTGTACTGTTGCGAGCGTAAGCTCGGACATACCCTGCTTGTCGCCAAGCAGTACGCCTTGTATCCATTCGGACTCAGGCGTACATTCAGGGGGTGGTGGGGTATAGGTCAGGCCGATCTTGACTTTACCCGTGTTGTAGGGTGGGTGGTTCAATATTTTCTCCTTGAGTGAATATTATTTGTCCAAGAGTAGACAGAAGTCAATAGGGTCTCCAGTATAAAAGATCCAGTATTAGTACAATCACCGATAACAAAAGTACTACTCTTTCGAATTTCTCCCAGCGTGTCATCATTGTTGTTTCTCCTTTGTTTGTGTAACTGTGTAGCTGTGATAAATATAGCCAAACTCAATCTTGCCCACTAGGGCTTCGGGTATCCAAGTTCTGCGTCCATCCTTGTACTGCCTGAAATGTCCGCGTCTCTTGTGTTGTCGTGGGCTGTTACGCCCATTGCCTGTCGCCACGATGTCGTGGTCTTCAGGTCTAGCAGTCACGTCGATAACTTTCCACTCGAACAAGGGGTGCTTGCCTTTGCGGATACGCTTACTGTTGGATGGCGATGCGATGGGTTTGTACACACGGGTTCTCTCGTGCATATCCATAGCCTTACGCATGTACTCGGCATAAAGATGGCTGACCATTGAACTCCATATTTGAAACACATAACGCTCGGGAGTAAGCCCTTCGTCGGAAGGCGCCATCCCTCTGTCTCTCAAGGCTTGTATATAGCTTTCGGCTGTCTCGTTTGGGGGCATGGAAACAAACTGCTCTTTTCCTGTACTGCGTATCGCCCCTGCGTCGCCGCTCCTGCCACGCAAGCGAACAATCAATTCACCGACATTGCGCTCAATAGTTATGCCGAGCGGATGAACAGCCGTGGTTGGTTGCCGAACTATGCCCATCTGCTCAAAGGGTAGCATCAGATCAGCGGGGTCAGAGGTAAACAAATCAGGTATAGCATCCATAACCTTATCGAATTTAGCGTCTATCATGGAATCAAAATTCCCAAGATCAACCCATGTGTAGTCCATTGGATCGCCTTCGGTATAAACGTCCTCTTTGACCACCTTCATTATGTTAGGCGTCATCTTCGTGCTCCTTGTCTACATAGGCAGGATTGCCTGTTTGATCTCGATACTCTTTGGCATCTTTCTCAGCGTCATGCTCGTTGTCAAACACACCAAGTACTGTGTGGTTGTGGTTTCTAACTACGTATTGCACTTTGTCAATCAACTCGGTGTCGTATGTCTGACCTTCCCCGACACGGGCTTTGGTAATGTCAAACTCATCGAACGCCTTGCTTGCAGCATCGGCACTGCTGTCGGCTTCGACCTCTACTGTCTGCCAGTAGGACATAACTACTTGTACTCTGTACTTCATCTTCTCTCTCCTTTGGTTTAAAAATGCGGGGGTGTTACCCCCGCTACACATCAGGTCAACAGTGCAGGCAATGTTGACTTGAACGATACAGGCTTGCGTACATCCCATTGCAGGTAGTAACACATGACCTCGGCAATTAGGCTGACTGCACCAGACGACTTGGTCGCCGTGCTGATAAGACCAGACGCATCGCCCTCTATAAACATATCGTAGATACCCTGCTCGGCAAAGCACAAGTCATCACGATGTGTGTAACTAAGTGGCTCGGGTGCGAGCAGGTGCAGTACAGTAGTCAACGTGTAAGCAGGCATCTGGTCAAGCCATATCTCCATCGTCTCTACGTCTGCCTCAGTAAGCGCAGTAGCAAGATCATCAAGCTCAGGGCGAATGAAACCATCTTCGTCATCGGGAAAGTCAAACGCTGTCTCGTCATAGTTGGCGCTGTGTGCGCTGACACTGCGGGGATAGATGCCAAAGCTTGCGTTGTAGTCATACATCTCGTCGTACTCGTCATCCATGTAGCTACCATAGGCGCTGGCGTACTTGTATGACTTGAGTGTCGCACTCTTGTAGCTAGGGATCAGGCGTGATGGAGTCCAAGCATAGGTATTGCTAAACCACATATCGTCGTGCTCGATACCCTGCTCGAAGTTGACGTGTTGCATACGACCCTCGCCATTCATGAACACGAAGCGATTGTTGCCGATGAACTCCTCCATCATAGACACGAAGCCCGTGTCATACACAAGGTCAGGTGCAGACGACACAGCGGTATGCAAGTAGTCCTTGATGAAGTGCCATGTATCTGACTTGGTCTTGTCAGCAGCATTGCCTGTATGCAGTACGCCGTTGTGCATCATGGCGATGAAGCCAGGAATCACATCATAGGGATGGCAGTTGAGCATGTCGGTCTTGCCGTGTGTAGTCCAGCGGAAGTGAATGGCAATCTCACGATCGTCTTGCGGTAGGCGCTGAATGAATGCAGTAGCATCGCCAATGTTCTTGGGTAAAGTCTTGGTGACCTTGAGTCCCTTGGCTGAACCATACATAAAGCCAATGCCGTCAGGATTGGCTGTAAAGATGTCGCTCAGTAGCCCGTGTGTATTGAGCAAGGTTGAACGAACTTTGGCAGACTGACCAGTAATAATAAGACACATAATAAATTTCCTTGATGTAAAAGAATGGGGAGCAAGCTCCCCGTTTGGTTGTTGATGAATTAAACAGGCTGTACTTCAGACACTCTGTATGAAGACTGCGCAAGCGAAGCAGCAAACTCCTCGTTCATAAGAACCCACAGTTGACCGATACGCATATAGACAACATCGCTACTGCTGATGGTTTCTAAGTCGCCCCCGTATGGGAAGTACACATACTCAGAGCCTGCGTATGTAGCGAAGCGGAAGTACAGACTGTGACGATTGACCCACGTTCTCAACGTCTCGGCCTCGTTGTCGTAGGGTATGTGCACTGGGTAGTCTCTGTCATGCCTATCCTCCGTATCCGCAGGTTGCCAAGGCGCAGGAGGCACAGCGTCAGTGCAAGTGTCCATCGCTGGCGCTATGACTGTCGGTGTGGATGTGTGTACATTGCGTACGCCATACCACTTAGTCAGCGCAGGGTACTGACCCGCCACAGTCTTGAGCCACTTGACGAACGATGTGCCGTTGAGATCACGCCACGATGCGACACGACAGAACATGACAGACGCATGAGTGAACTCGATCTGTGCAAGCAGACGTTCCTTCTTGAGCGAAGCACGGAAGATGCGAAGCTCGACAGTGTTGTACTTGCCGTTGTAGCTGTTGTCCATGCTAAGACCAAGACGCTGTGCCTCACGACCACCAAGGTTGCACATATTGACCATGCGATAGCGCTCACCAGACTTACCCTTGACCGCCTTCTTGGGGTTGGTAAGGATAGACTGATGCTCTGCTGCACAGTAGCTACGGGCTTGGTCATCGACAGATGGGTGACGACCTGCAATCTTGCGAATGAAGTCAACGTTGCCAGAGCTATTGATGAACATCAAGAACTTACCGAGCGTCAACTGCGTGAAGGCACGAGAGTCAATGTGTACATGCATACCGCACTTGCCTGTGTTCCATGCACGATAGGCTGGGTCGATAATCCAGTTCTTGAACTTGTCGATGTGAAGCGCAAGACCTTGCGGTGAAGTCACGACTTCGAAGCCATTGTGTGGAAGCGAGCCGTCACTCTTGATGATGCAGTAGGCGTTACCTAAACGGCTACGCACAGACTCAGCAGACTCGTTGGTATCGTGATCGCCAGACGTCATCTCAAGCTCGATGCCCATCGTGAACTCACCGAAGTGAGAAGACGTGATGCCAGAGGGGTAGTCAAGAACACGAAGCACATTGGTAGAGTACGACATGATTGGCTGATCGCTGTCGTCATCGTCGTCGTCATCGTCATCGTCATCGGTACGCTCATACGAGTAGTACAAGTCATCACTCTCGCTGTAGTACGCATCGTCACGAGGCCAGTACTCGTCTTGATCCTCGACATACACAGCGTTATCGTCGTAGCACGAGTCGCACCATGTATCGTTACGCACGCTGTGTGTGTTGTCGCTGTCCTCATAGTGACCGCAGTCGCAGTGCGTAATGTTCATGTCACCCATCGCATCAATCACAGTGAACGCACTATCGATATGGCTTTCGGCCTCGCTGTAACGACCAGACAACTCGAAGAACTTAGAGCGAAGCTCATCGTTGGTGATGGACTCATCGCCTGCCTTGGCACGAGCAACGAGCCTGCCGAAGTCTAAGTAATGCTTGCGAGCAATCTTGAAGTAGTCGTTGCTGTGATCGTAGTACCAAGAACCCTTGAACCTAGCGCAAGGCACAGGCGGTGACTGGTTTACATTCGGGTCATGCTTCTTGGCATAAGACTCGACGATTGTGTCGACACGAGTAGACAACAGGTTACGAGCAAACCGTGGCAAATCCGCAGTGCTCGTGGGTGTCAACAACCTGCGCATCATCTGATGCATATCGTAGCGATCACGGCTCTCGACAACAGCCTCTTTGTAAGTCATAGCACGAGGTGCAAAAGCACCCTCACCCTTGACACGATAGCGTGAGGTACGAGTCCACGCACATAGGTTCTCTACTGTGATCAGATCGAGAGGTGCAATACCCGCATCCATGTGCAGCACATCCGACCAGACAAGACGCCTACGGGATGCGTTGTACACCATATACCGCTTGTTGAGTGACACGATGTAGATCACCTGATCTAGTGAGTCAACAAAATCTTCCATCACGAATCTAGTTATTTGAAACATACGTTTCTCCTTGATGTATAAAAAATGGGGAACAAGTTCCCCGTTGTACTAACACACGATCTCAACAGACCGCAGGAACCTCCACTTCATCTATTGGGTTAAAGAAATTGATCGTGAAGTCACGATGCTTACCTAAGATGCGCTCACCTGCCTCGAAGATATAGAACAGGTTGTGTCTGTCTATCAGGCTGTCGAGCACAGCGTCACGCATAGAGTCGGATAACCCTTGCGGCATGACTAAACAACGATGCTCGAATGGTTTGTTGTCATCGTTCCAATACCCCTCGATACAAATTAACTTAGCTGTACTCATACTGTTTCTCCTTCTGGTTGATAATCTTCGCAACGATCGGCTACTGTCCGTAGATGTGCATCCATCGCTTGGTTCTCCTCTGTGCTCATAGACACACGCTGAACTAACTGCCCTTTGAAACAAGCAAGCCCTACGTTCCAATTGCTTGTGTGCGTTGAGAGTGCGCAGTTCCTACATGATTTCATTACTTACTCCTGTTGTTGATTGCTTCTACTACCTCATCAGCACACGCACGCCACGATTCCTCGCTTATGAATGTGTTGTCCTTTGACCAAGGCGGTGACACTTTGGTTTGTTCTGCGTACTTAGCAATAGCCTCGATGATGAACGCTTGCATTAGTACGCCCTGCTGTGAGTGCGTCATCAGCCCGTTGATAAGCTCTACGTTCGTTACGTGTTTAGATTTCATAGTTTTCTCCTTGGTTAAATGGTTTGGCTTGCATTGCTTCTTGCAGGCAGTCGATGAACTCAATCTCGTTATAACTAACGTCTAAGCCGTCAAGTATTCTGTCTAAGTAGTTATGCTCAGGCGAACCTCTGTACTCGTCTGGCGTAAGCCAGCGCTTAAAGTCCCAACACCAAGTCCAATCTCTGCTGGCTGTGAAGTAGAACTTGAGCGTGAACCGCCCAATACGGATGTCCGCCTCTGGTGCGTTTTGTATCCACGCACGAGCTTGTTCTTCATATGTCATTTGCTTTCTCCTTAAAAATACAAGGCACTAACGGGATGGTGCTCGGCGTAGCCCACACGCCGAACGCTTGGGGAACTTGTTCCCCGAAAGATGTTGATAGTTGATGATAGTAGTCAGTCCTCCCCTAAGCTGAGTTTTGTCCATGTGGCAGGCACAGCTTCGTTCTTATCAAGCGTGTCAATAATCTTGAGGGCTTTGCGCATCTGCGCTAGTTTGGCTGTGCGTGCGTCTGTTGGTTTGATGGTGGCTTGGCGTTCGAGGGTTTCCATCTCCTTCCTTGTCTTGGTCAATAATCTCACCTTGGCTGTTTCATGTTGGTGGGGCAGCATCGTGCGTTGGAAGGGTGTCTTGCGTTTGCCCCTAGGTACAACAGGCACGGCATCGAACAGCAAAGAGATTTTGTCCTTGACCCGTGCGGGTATCCAGTCAGTCCAATGCTCGCCATCGTTGGGTAGCCCCTTGTCACGGGCTATCTGTATGGGTGTGTGGTCAAGAGCCTTGTATGGGGCGTCTAGCATGGCTACCAGCTTCTCCATGATGCGTATGTACTCGCTGAACGCTAGCTTGCGTTCATTCTGGGGAACAAGTTCCCCGCCGTATCTCATGCCCACACGGGCGTTGTTGATCTCGTAGCGCAGGGGTGCTAATACCTTGTCCCATTCGGCTTTGCGTTGGGTGCGTGTGATGCGTGAGACACGTAGCGTTTCTTTCAACGCAGAGACTTCCATTTTTATTCTTTCGATCTCGGCTGGGTGTAGCTTGCGCTCGGTTAGGCGGTTGTGTAGGTCGTTGGCTGAGAGTTTGAGGTAGGTTTCGTACATGAGATTATTTACTCCAAAAGTGAGGGTCGGACAAATGTCCAACACTACAGGGCTGTGACTAAGATGCGTGTAGGTTGTGAAGCCGCACCAGTACTAGCTTAGCACGAAAAGTGTGCGATGTATCTATCTTATTTCTGAACGGCTATAGCCAAACAAAAAAAGAAAGTGTCTCAAAGAAAAAGAATGAGCACCCCCTAATACATACATCTATATATATAAATATATATTAAATAGATAGATAGATAGGACAGTTTTTGCGGAACGCTAGCGTGGATGCGGCTTGCGGGGTTACACGGAACTTAGTTCACGGGTTGTAGTGTCGGACATTTGGCTGGGTCTTGTTTTTTGCCTCAATAATCTCGCACTATAGTGCAGATCGGGGAACTTGTTCCCCAAATGGTAGGTTTAACTGCTTAGGTTGTGTCTCAAGCCAGTCAAAGAAGGCGTCATCTGTGCTGAATACACGCCCTCGTTCAGCTAGGTTCTTGCTAAAGACATAGACAACGTAGTTGCTGCCCCCATTGGGGTAATGGTATTGCAGGTGATACTTACTTGCGCCCATTTGTACTACGCCTACTTCTTTGACTCTGTACTGATTGAATAGTTGGTACATGATTATTGACTCCTTGAGATTATTGATTGGACAGGAAAAGAAACACCGCAAGAGACTCGCCCTTGCGGTGATCTGGATAATCGGGGAACAAGTTCCCCAAGATTATTTACAATGGCAATGTTGCCAAGTAAGCACGCAACAACTCGACTTGCTTCTTGAGTGTGTCAGCAGGGAAAGATGCCAAGGCATTGTCACAAGCCTTCACCTGCTCAGATGTGAACTTGACCACAGTCTTCTTGCCCGATGTGCGACCAGTCCTACTGATGTGGTCACGGAACTTTGCACCACCAGTATTGACAGCCTTCTCCTGACTGGCTGTGCGTTTTGTGCGAGTCTTGCTACAAATAATCTCGGCTTCCTTCTGTGTGCAATCTAGGCGACCGATCACATAGTTCAGCACCCAGTCAGATCGCCACTCGCTTTGCTTACCTGCATCGAGAGTCAGATACTCTTTGTGCCATGCAAGGCTCGCCTCTAGTGTGATGCGATCAGTTGCACCTACACCTCTAGCGAACTGTTGATACGTTACTGTGATTGCGTTTGCTTTAGTCATTTGATTCTCCTTGAATTGACTATTGGTTAAAGCGGGGAACAAGTTCCCCACATCGGCTAGGCTTGTCCCAACCGATACCTCTATGTTACGTATGGGGGTCATTTTGGGGCTGTATCGGCTCTCTGAGGGGGCGTTTTTGGCGTGGCGTTGACCCCACCCATCCCCCACCAACCCTATTTGAGGTCACCGTCACAGTCCTATATAAACACTGTTCCACACCCGCAATTCCAATTTTCAAAAATTACGATCTAAAAACCAAACACCCCACCCCCCAAAAATTTTAAAAAATTTCCAAGGATCAATGTCAAACGTTGGACAATACCAAATAAAAAAAGCCCCGACCTTGCGAGCCGGGGCAAAGATGGCAACTGGAAACCATCAAGGAGAAGCAATGACTTGCGCCATCACCGAAAAGAAGTGTACACTAACACCAACGAGGCAACAAGTACGACGCCAGTACTACCCCTACGCAATGCTAGAACATTTGATTAACGGCGAGTTTGAACCAAACGTGGTCGACATGACTGAGGCTACGCCGTTGCCTTTTGCTGAAGCAGCGCCAGCAGACATCATTGACGCGCAAGTACAAACAGCCAACTGGCTAAAAGAGTTAGAGCTAGACGACGATGAGGCAGAATCCAAGGCAGACGCGCAAGCCGCACGTCAATCGTTTGCAAGCCTAGTCACCGGCCAGCCACCCCAGAACACACAGCAAGCGCTTGCTAACATTAAGGCTCCTGCTGCAGTGCAGCATTTAGTCGGGATGCTTACAGCCTACGATTGGGCGTTTGTTGAGCAGGCCAAGGAGCTACGGGGTTTTGCTGTGGCTAAAATCTTAGATGAAGTCGAACATCCAGACGCCCGCATCAGACTCAAGGCGCTAGACATGTTGGGCAAGGTCACGGAAGTGGCCTTGTTCACGGAACGCATTGAGGTCAAGAAGACTCAGATGTCTGATGTTGAGCTAGAGACACGAATTAAAGAGAAGCTCAACAGGTTCATGGGTGTGATTGATGTGATTGACGTTACAGAAGATAAAGATGAAGCCTGAGAACTTCACGACGCTGAGCAAGATTGAGCTAGAAGCTATGGCCAAAGCTTTGCCGCGCATGAGCGTCAAAGAAAAGATGGAGCTCTTTGAAGACTTAGAGCTTCGGGAGTCCCGCGCTAGACTACAGGCGGCTAAAACAAACATGCTGGGGTTCGCTACTGCCGTGTACCCCGGCTTTAAGATTGGCCCACACCATAAAAAACTTGCCAAAATCTTTACAGATGTGGTTGAAGGTCGCAAGAAGCGCGTGATTATCAACATCGCGCCACGTATGGGTAAGTCTGAGTTCTCATCTTACCTGTTTCCTGCGTACTTTCTAGGTAAGTATCCTGAGAAGAAGATCATCATGGGCACGCACACTGCGGGTCTGTCAGAGGACTTTGGACGGCGCATACGTAACTTGATCGATTCTGATGAATACAGAGAAGTTTTCCCCCAAACTATGGTGGCAGATGACCAGAAAGCTGCCGGTAAGTGGTCTACAAGCGCTGGCGGTCAGTACTATGCTGCTGGTGTCGGGGGCGCTCTTGCTGGTCGTGGTGCTGATCTGTTCGTTATTGACGATCCTCACTCGGAGCAGGACGTAAAGTCCAACTCTCGACTCGCATTTGATACAGCTTGGTCTTGGTTCCAGACGGGCCCACTGCAGCGTCTGATGCCGGGCGGGGGGATTATCATTGTGATGACCCGTTGGTCGCTCCTAGACCTGACTGGGCGCCTGATTGATTACCAAACCAAGAACCCAGAGGCTGTGCCATGGGAGATTGTGGAGTTGCCGGCCATTTTGAACGACGGGGACGAAGACGAGAAGTCCCTGTGGCCAGAGCAGTGGTCGCTTGAAGCGCTGAAATCAACAAAAGCCAGTATTGACCCGCGGTATTGGAATGCGCAGTACATGCAGCAGCCCACATCTGAGAACTCTGCCATCGTCAGCCGTAAGATGTGGCGTATTTGGGAGCCGGATGACCCGCCCAAGTGCGAGTACATAATTCAGTCTTGGGATACGGCGTTTGAAACTAAGAACACATCCGACTATTCCGCCTGCACAACGTGGGGCATCTTCTACAACGAGGAAGAAAATGACTCGCCCCAACTTATCCTACTGGATGCGTTTAAAGATCGCATGGCTTTCCCTGAACTTAAGGTGGTGGCGCTTAAGCAGTACAAAGAGTGGGAACCCGACGCGTTCATTGTGGAGAAAAAGGCATCTGGGGGGCCGTTGATTCAGGAACTCAGGGCGTTGGGCATACCTGTGCAGGAGTTCAGCCCATCACGCGGCAACGACAAGATGGTGCGCGTCAACGCGGTTGCGGATTTGTTCAGTTCAGGTAAAGTCTGGGCACCCGACACACGCTGGGCACGGGAAGTGATTGAAGAGATGGCCGCGTTTCCAGTTGGGGAGCACGACGACTACGTGGACACGACAACACAGGCGCTGCTACGCTTTAGGCAAGGCGGCTTTATCAGTTTAGACACGGACGAGAAAGACGATCTTGCGATCTTTCACCGCAGGAAACACGAATACTACTAGGACTACACATGGCAACGAACATCGACAAAGCGCTGTACCAACAACCTATGGGCATTGACGCGCTGGGTGAACAGGAGTCTCCTCTTGAGATTGAGATTGTTGATCCCGAAGAAGTCACCATCGGCATGGACGGGATAGAGATTACTCTCACGCCCGGAGAAGACGACGATGAAGAAGGTTTTGACGATAACTTGGCCGAGTACATAAAAGACGGTGTCCTGCAGTCGCTGGCTGGTGACTTGGTGTCTGACATTGACAATGACAAAAATGGCCGCAAGGATTGGGAGAAGACGTACGTTGATGGTCTGAAGCTGTTGGGTCTGCAGATAGAAGAACGCACAGAACCTTGGAACGGTGCATGTGGTGTGTTCCACCCCATGATTACAGAAGCTGTTGTGCGCTTTCAAGCTGAGACAATCACTGAGACGTTCCCAGCCCAAGGGCCAGTGCGCAGCAAACTCATCGGTAAAGAAACGCCAGAGATGAAAGAGATTGCGGCTAACATCGAAGAGGACATGAACTACGAGTTGACGGAAGTCATGACGGAGTACCGCGCTGAACACGAGCGCATGCTCTGGTCACTACCGGCCACAGGCTCAGCGTTTAAGAAGGTGTACTACGATCCCAATTTGGGACGTCAGGTGTCGATGTTTATTCCTGCGGAAGATATGTATCTGCCGTACGGTACAACGGATTTGGATACTTGCTACCGCATCACGCACGTCATGCGCAAGACCAAGAACGAGATCGTCAAGCTCCAACAAGTGGGCTTCTACGTTGACATTGAGTTGCCTGACTCACCCAAAGATTTGACAGACATTCAGAAAGCCAAGGACAAAGAGACTGGCTTTAGTGACTTAAACGACGACCGCTACACACTATACGAGTGCCACGTTGACTTGAACCTTGAAGGTTACGAAGACAAAGACGACGCAGACGAAGAGACCGGCATCATGTTGCCGTACGTTGTTACGTTGATTAAAGGCTCTAACGACATTCTGTCAATCCGCCGCAACTGGAAGGAAGAAGATGACCTCAGACTCAAGCGCCAGCACTTTGTGCACTACCAATATATTCCGGGTTTTGGAGCTTACGGCTTCGGGCTTTTCCACCTTATCGGAGGCTTTGCTAAATCCGCTACATCCCTCATGCGCCAGCTTGTCGATGCAGGAACACTCAGCAATCTGCCCGGCGGACTTAAGACACGGGGTCTGCGCATCAAAGGAGATGACACACCAATCGCACCCGGAGAGTTCCGTGATGTAGACGTTGGCTCGGGCACAATTCGTGACAACATCTTGCCTCTGCCGTACAAGGAGCCAAGCGCTACGCTGTTTAACTTGATGCAGACCATCGTTGATGAAGGCAGGCGTTTTGCCGCGACTGCTGACATGAAGGTGTCTGACATGTCTGCGCAGGCTCCTGTGGGAACCACACTTGCGCTGTTAGAGCGCCAGCTTAAGGTGATGACGGCTGTTCAGGCCCGTGTGCACTTTGCGCTGAAGCAAGAGTTCAAGCTCTTGAAGAACATCATTCGCGACTACACAGACCCAGACTACAAGTACACGCCTGAGTACGGCACACGTAAAGCTAAGAAAGCTGACTACGACTTGGTGGACATCATCCCCGTGTCAGACCCCAATGCGGCCACCATGTCTCAGCGCGTTATCCAGTACCAAGCTGTGATCCAGATGGCGCAGATGGCTCCGGATATTTACAACTTGCCAGAATTGCACAGGGGGATGCTCAATGTCTTAGGCATCAAGAACGCTGAAAAACTTGTGCCAATTGAAGACGACCAGAAACCGACAGACCCTGTGCAGGAGAATCAAAACGCACTCAAGGGCAAGCCGATTAAAGCGTTCTTACACCAAGACCATCAGTCACATATCCAAGTGCACATGATGCTACTCCAAGACCCAATGATGCAACAGTTTATTGGCCAGAACCCACAGGCTCCCAAGATCATGGGCGCAATTACGGCGCACATTGCAGAGCACGTTGGTTACCAAATGCGCCAGCAGATCGAGCAGCAGTTGGGCATGCCCCTGCCTCCCGAAGACGAGAAGTTGCCACCGCAGATCGAGATTGCCTTGTCGGGCATGATGGCTCAAGCAGCGCAACAGGTGATGATGCAAAACCAAGCCAAGGCTGCACAACAGCAGGCACAACAACAGATGCAAGACCCCGTCATGCAGTTGCAGATGCAGGAACTCCAACTCAAAGGTCAGGAACTTGAGTTAAAGAAACAAAAGATCATGATGGACGCTGCTGCCAAGGCCGACGCACAGGCTCTGAAAGAGCAAGAAGTCAGCGGCAAACTGGAACTAGAGGCTCTTCGCACAGGTGCGCAAATAAAAGAGAGCGAATTCAAGCAACAGTTTGAACAAGAACGTGCCGGCCTCCAAATGGGCGCCGACATCGCAAAGAGTAAAGCCCAGATGGATTTACAAGCGCGTACTGCTGCGCTCTCAAACAGTAGAAACCAAGGTTCTAGAAAATGATCCAAGACTTCGTACGCGTATTACGTGAAAAAATACGCACTGACATGAACAACTACGCTGATGACTTGGCTGGTGGTTCGTGCCGTACTTTTGAAGAGTACCAAAAACTCTGCGGGATTATTCAGGGTCTAGCCCTCGCAGAGCGTTATTTACTTGACCTTGCACAGAAAGTTGAACAATCCGATGAGTGATCTTGATCTCTCCCCCGGTGCTCTTGCACTGCCTGAACCCATCCAGCCTCTGGATGCTCCTGAAGCTACTGATGAGCTAAAGGCCACGCAACTCCCAATCCCCACAGGTTGGAAGATTCTTTGCGCCGTGCCTGACATCTCTGAACGTATCGACGGTACAAGTCTGGACTTAGTCCGGCCTATTGAGGGTATGCGTCTTGAAGAAACAGCAACCACTGTGTTGTTTGTTTTAAAAGTCGGCCCCGACGCGTACAACGACACCGCCAAGTTTCCTAACGGAGCATGGTGTAAAGAGGGCGACTTTGTGTTAGTACGTACTTACTCCGGCACAAGATTTAAGATTTTTGGCAAGGAGTTTCGTCTCATCAACGACGACCAAGTTGATGCTGTTGTGCAAGACCCCCGCGGCTTAACCCGCGCTTGAAAGGAAGAATATGGCTGAACCGTACAAGTTCCCCGACGAAGTCGAGGATAAAAAGACATCAAACGTTGAGTTTGAAATAGAAGGTGAAGACGAGATAGAGATTGAAATTGAAGACGACACGCCTGAACGTGACAGGGGCCGCAAGCCCCTAGACCGTGAAGTGCTTGATCCAACCGATGAAGAAATCGAGTCCTATTCTGACAAAGTCAAGGGACGCATTAAAGAGCTAACGCACGCCCGTCACGACGAGCGCCGTGTCAAAGAAGCAACAATGCGTGAAAAGCAAGAACTTGAGCGTCTTGCACAGCAGTTAATTGAGGAGAACAAACGCCTCAAACAAAACGTCTACACAGGGCAGGAAGCTGTCATTGAGGGAGCCAAAGGCAAAGCTGAGTCTGAGTTAAAAGAAGCCCGCAGCAAACTCAAAGCAGCGCAAGAATCGTTTGACACAGACGCTATCATTGAAGCCCAAGAAGCTGTGATGGATGCAAAGATTCGTGCAGAACAAGTAAAAAATTATCGTCCTACCCCTTTACAGGAAGAAAATTTTGAGGTACAAACGCAACAAGCCCAACCCACAAAGGCTGAACCGGACGAAAAAACCCTGCGCTGGCAGGCAAAAAACCAGTGGTTCGGACAGCAAGGGTTTGAGGAATACACCAGCTACGCACTAGGGCTGCATCAAAAACTAGTCACAAACGGAGTGGATCCCCGCTCTGCTGAATATTTCGACCAAATTGATGGTCGCATGAAGTCAACTTTTCCGGATTTATTCGGGCAAGCAAATGACAAGCCAAGGTCTGGTGAGGTTCAAAAACGACCTACGACAGTGGTTGCCTCTGTATCTCGTTCTACGAGTGCAGGAAAAATTAGGCTAACTCAAACGCAAGTAGCGTTAGCGAAAAAATTTGGTTTAACCCCACAGCAATACGCTGTTCAAGTAGCAAAGTTGGAGAACTGAAATGGCTGAAACAATTGACCGCTCAAATCGTGACACTAAGTCACGCGATAAATCTGCTCGTACGGTATATGTGCCGCCGAGCAACTTGCCCGATCCGACACCTGATCCAGATTACACGTTTCGCTGGGTAGCGACTCATGTGCTAGGTCAGCCACTAGCCAACAACGTGTCCTTACAGATGCGCGATGGCTATGAGCCGGTGAAAGCAGTGGATCATCCAGAATTGGCCTTGTTTGGCAACAACGCAAACGGCAATGTGGAAATTGGTGGGCTGATGCTTTGCAAAGCTCCCAAGGAACGCGTTGAAGCTCGTGCTGAGTATTACAACAAGCAAGCTCAAAACCAGATGGATTCAGTTGACAATCATTTCATGCGAAATAATGACCCTCGGATGCCCTTGTTTGCTGATCGCAAGTCAACAACAAGTCGCGGAACAGGATTTGGTTCTGGTTCTAAATAATTTATAGGAGTCTTTATGGCTTATCCGGTAATTGACGCCCCTTACGGGCTAAAACCGATCAACTTGATCGGAGGTCAGGTATTTGCGGGTTCTACTCGTGAATACGCAATCATCAACAACTACGCTACAAACATCTTCTATGGTGATCTTGTGGCCTTAGTTCGCGGTAACTTAGAACGTATTTCTGTAAGTACTGGTACATTGGGTACGGTAGTCGGCGTCTTTTTGGGATGCTCGTTTACTAACCCGTTGACCAAACAGAAGACGTTTTCTCAGTATTACCCAGCAAGTACTGCTGCGGGCGACATCGTTGGTATCGTTTGTGACGATCCTGACACTGTGTTTTCTGCTGTTGTTTGCTCGGCTACTACTGCTGTTGCTTCTGGTGCTCGTGCAATGGTCGGCCAAAACGTGGCGATGATTAACAACACTGGTAACACTGCAACTGGTAATTCAAAGAACGCAGTTCTAGCTCCAAGCGATACGCCTGCAACGACAGATGCTCTGCCTTTGCGTGTGTTGGGTTTGAATCCAGATACTGAAGTCTCTCTTGGTACTGCCACATTCACAAGCATTTCAACCGCCACCATTACTTGTAGCGCAATTCCTTTTGCGTTGCCTGTTGGTACTGATGTAGGCTCATTGGACTCTAACGGCAATTACATTGCTTCAGGCTCCTTTGTAGATACAGCAGCGGCGGCTGGTGCGACGACTGTGATTTTGAATCAAGCCCCCATCACCGCTTTTGGTGCAAGCTCAACGTTGGTCTTTAATCAGTTCCCAGAGATTCTGGTTAAATTGAATTTTGGCCAGCACGAGTATTACGCAGCAACTGCAACAGCATAAGGAGCTAAATCATGGCTATTTCACGCGCACAACTACTTAAAGAACTGCTCCCGGGCCTCAACGCCTTGTTTGGCTTGCAGTACGCTACCTACGGCGAAGAGCACAAAGAAATCTACGAAACAGAGAAATCTGAGCGTAGCTTTGAAGAAGAGACAAAATTGTCTGGCTTCTCTGCGGCTCCTGTCAAGAACGAAGGTTCTGCCATTGCTTATGACAATGCGCAAGAAGCGTTCACGGCTCGCTACAACCACGAAACCATTGCCTTGGGTTTCTCAATCACTGAAGAAGCGGTTGAAGATAACTTGTACGACAGCTTGTCTGCTCGCTACACCAAGGGCTTGGCTCGTGCTATGGCTTACACCAAGCAGGTTAAAGCTGCATCCGTCTTAAACAACGGTTTTAGTGCATCTTTCCCCGGTGGTGATGGTGTTGCTCTGTTCTCTACAGCGCACCCATTGGTGTCTGGTGGCACTAACAGCAACCGTCCTTCAACCAATGCTGACTTGAATGAAACATCGTTGGAAAACGCTGTGATTCAGATCGCCGCTTGGACTGATGAGCGTGGCCTGTTGATCGCCGCTAAGCCTAGGAAATTGGTCGTGCCTCCAGCACTTCAATTCGTTGCTACTCGTTTGCTTGAAACCAGCCTGCGTGTTGGTACAACAGACAACGACATCAACGCGTTGAAGAACAACGGTTCAATCCCTGAAGGTTACACAATTAACCACTATTTGACCGACACAAACGCTTGGTTCTTATGCACAGACGTTCCTAACGGCTTGAAGCACTTTGAACGTATGGCCTTGTCTACGTCAATGGATGGAGACTTCGACACCGGTAACGTGCGTTACAAAGCCCGTGAGCGTTACAGCTTTGGCTTCTCTGATCCACTGGGTGTCTTCGGTTCACCCGGTTCGTCCTAATATTTCTTCGGAAATATTTGAAAAGGGGCCTTGTGCCCCTTTTTCTTTTGGTGTATATTGTCTTTAATCCGGGCTTTCCGGTGCATCAAACAGTCCCGGCTGACGACATACAGATTGATGCGCCTAACTTGTATGTAAGGAAATATCATGGGATTTGCTACTCACCTCGGCCCTTGGCTGCTTGGCACTGTTAAAAATACAACCGGCACCACTGCTGGCACAATCCGTAACTTGGGCGCGACTATTGTTTCGCAATCCAAAGCTATTCTGTACACGGATATTACGGCGGCTACAGCGGCTTTTACAATTCCCGCAGGCTCACAGATTCTGAGCGCTGCGTTTAATACTACAGTTGCTTATGCAACAACAACTCCCACATACGTTTTGCAAGTAAATGGCACAGCCATTAACACAGCAGCAAACGGAAGCGTGTTTACAAACACGGGCATCGTAAATATTTTACTTGGCAATAACAACGCCGCTGGCGCAGTATTGTGTAACAACGTAGGTACGACAGATGCAAACATCACGTTTACGCAGGCCAACGTCACTGCTACCTCTGGTGCTGGCGTATTGACTGTGACGTATGTTGTTAAAGGCTCTGATGGTGTTGCTAACCCAGCTACTGCTTAATCAACCCAAGGGGCTTCGGCCCTTTTTTTAAAGGAGATTGATTATGGGACGACAAACTAATTACAGCCCAACATTCCCAATGTTCCCGGGCGGGGCTACTACTTTTTCGGCAAGTGATACACTTTATTTAGATACGCCCTCTGTTATTTACGTGGGTGGAACAGGCAATGTCAAAGTAACAACTGCACAAGGCGACGATACAACTTTTATTGGCCTACAACCGGGACAAGTCATCCCAGTGCAAGTTATCCGCGTCTGGTCTACAGGTACTACAGCTACTAATTTGTTGCGTATTTACTAACATGATAAGAATTGATTTCACCATTAACGGGTTTACAGATGCCTTGCATTTGGCGGATGACCACGGCCTGACGGATGCTGAGATTGAGGCCATGAAGCAAGCCCGTTACGACAAGTGGGATGATTTTGTCAAGAATCCCCCACCTGTGGTTGATGAGCCTGTTGAGGAATAAATATGGCTGCACGATTTTGGGTAACAGGCGGCACAGGTGACTGGAACAGCACAACCAACTGGTCTGCGACCTCTGGCGGGGCTTCTGGCGCGTCTGTGCCGGGTTCTGGTGACACTGCAACGTTTGACGCCAACTCTGGCGCTGGCACAGTCACGCTTGACATCAGCCCAACAATTCAAACTTTGACCATGACGGGGTTTACGGGCACGCTTGCTTTTGGCACAAATACGATCTCATTGAACAGCACGGGCACGATCTTCACTGGCGCTACGACCATGACGGTCACTGGTACGCCTTTGATTATTTGCACTGACTCAAGTGCAACGGCGAGGACACTTCAACCAGGAACAGTTACGGAAGCTAACAGTATTTCGTTTAGGATTACTGCTGGCACGGGAACTTTGAGTTTGGGTACTGCACCAGCATATAGAAATTTAGATTTTACCGATGGCACAAATCCAACAGGGTATGCTGGAGCGCTTGGGACAACCCCAGCGACTATTTATGGAAATTTTAAAGCGTCTACGGGGATGTCGGCAACCGCTACTGCAAACGCTCTTACGTTTGCCGCTACATCAGGCACAAAAACAATTGACACTGCTGGCGTAACCTTTGACCGCCCATTCACCTTTAACGGAGTAGGCGGTACTTGGCAGCTTCAAGCCGCATTGACTTCTGGTTCTACACGTGCTTGCACATTGACCAACGGCACACTTGACTTGAACGGCTATACAGCCACGTTTGGCTCTGTTAGCTCAAGCAACAGCAACGTCAGAACATTTGCGTTTGGATCGACTGGTAAGTTTGTTTTGCTGAACACTGCCGCTACGTTGTTTACAACATCAACAGCCACCAACCTGACAGTCACAGGAACCAACCCGCTAATTCAACTTACGACCAATGCCACAACGGGCACACGGGGTGTAATTTTTGGTGCTGCGGGTGAAGCCAACTCGATCAGTGTAGATGTCACGGCTGGTTCGGATCAAGTTAACTTGTCAACAACTAGCGGTGCTTATAAAAATGTAAACTTTACAGGGTTTACTGGTACGGTTTCCATTCAAAACTCAATTTTGGTTTTTGGCAACTGGAATTGGGGTGGCACGACTTTACTAGGCGCAGGCACAGGCACAGTTGCTTTTTCTGCAACATCTGGTACAAAAACAATTACGTCAAACGGCTTTAGTTTTCCGGCAAACGTCACAATTAACGGTATTGGCGGGGCATGGGAATGTCAAGATGCTTTGTCTGTGACAAGTACGCTCACAATGACCAACGGCACGTTGAAACTCAAGTCAGGTACAACAAGCACTGTTGGAGCATTTGGCACATCAGGTACAAACCAGAAGTTTCTGTCAGCAACAACGCCCGGAACACGGGCCACCATCTCTGATGCTAGTGGAACAAACACTGTTGAGTATTTAACGATTCAAGACAGCAACGCTACGGGCGGCGCAATTTTTGATGCCACCGCGTCAACAAACGTAAATGCAGGTAATAATCTAGGATGGGATTTTAGTGATGTAGCAGTTGGGGGTGGTGGTAATACCATTGCTTTTGGTTTTGGGTTTAGGATATAAAATGGCAAAGTCACCAGCATGGCAGAGGAAAGAAGGCAAATCGGACAAGGGCGGCTTGAACGCCAAGGGTCGGGCTTCCTACAACAAAGCCAATCCGGGCAAACCGGGGTTGAAAGCACCTCAACCAGAGGGCGGCAAACGCCGCGACTCTTTCTGCGCCCGTATGGAAGGCATGAAGAAGAAGCTAACCAGCGAGAAGACGGCCAAAGACCCAAATTCACGGATCAACAAAAGCCTCAAGGCTTGGAAATGCTGATATGAATGAAATTGAATTGACAGAGCGTGAAGAAGCCATTGCCCGTAAAGCGGCAAAGATGGCTATCGAAGAGATGTCTGGCGAGTTCTATAAGATGGTTGGTAAGACCATTGTAGAGAAGGCGCTGATTTGGATTGGCTTAGTGGTTGTCGGTTTTATATTTGGCAAAGGCTGGATCATTAAGGTTTGACATGCCTAGCACCAGCAAAAAGCAACACAATTTCATGGCAGCGATTGCAAATTCGCCATCGTTTGCTAAGAAAGTAGGAGTCCCGCAGTCTGTGGGTAAGGATTTTACAACTGCGGACAAAAACCGCAAATTTTCAAAAGGTGGTGATACTATGGCTTCCAAAATGAATGCTGGCTTCATGGCAATGATGGCTAAGAAAAAAGGCGCAACCAAAATGGCTGGTGGCGGTATGCCCATGAAAGACGGTAAGCCCGCTTTTATCGGTGACGGCAAAGGCATGAAAAAAGGCGGTATGGCAATGGGCAAAGTTAAAACAGCCGCCCCTAGCAAAGACGGTATTGCTGAAAAAGGCAAAACCAAAGGCAAGATGATCGCCATGAAAATGGGCGGCAAGACCTGCTAAGGACATACCATGGCTACAAGACTGGCAGACGACGAAACGTATTTGAAGAAATACGATAATCTGTCGCGTGGCGACAAGCAAGAATTGGATTTGGCCAAGCGAGCGCGTCTAAAAGAAGCGAAAGCAGAAGCTGATGCGGGCGACTCTCTTACCCAACGTGGCAAAGATGTAGCTGGGCGCGTTATTCGATCCCTTGCAGGTTCCCCCAGCGCTAAACGACAGCAGGCTGAGTCGGATGCTTTGACTGCTAAACGTGAGTCCGAGCGCCAGCGCCGTTTGCAAGAAGCCAAAGATTCTGCCGAGTATAAAGAACGTGATCGCGCTGCTTATGGCAGTGACACTCCGGGCAAAATCAAAGACAATATGGTTGACATGAAAAAAGGCGGCAGGGTTTCTTCTGCTTCCAAACGTGCTGACGGTATTGCTATTCGCGGTAAAACGAGGGCATAGATATGATGGCCAGTCGCGGTATGGGGGACATCTCCCCCTCTAAGATGCCCAAGGGCAAGAAGAAAGCTCGGCGGGACGACACTGACTTTACCCAGTACAAAGAGGGTGGGAAGGTGAATGCGGCTGGCAATTACACAAAGCCAAGTCTTCGCAAGAAGATTGTGTCTCAGGTGATGTCAGCAGCTACGCAAGGTACTGGTGCAGGTCAGTGGTCAGCGCGTAAAGCGCAGCTTGTTGCCAAGAAGTACAAGGCGGCAGGCGGGGGTTACCGAGATTGAAAGCGCCTCAAAAATCATTGAAGGATTGGGGCGACCAAAAATGGAGAACCAAAAGTGGTAAAAAATCTTCTGACACTGGTGAAAGATACCTTCCAAGCGCTGCGATTAAAAGTCTCAGTGCTAGTGAGTACGCTGCGACGACCAAAGCCAAGCGAGCCGGAAAAGCCGCCGGCAAACAATTCGTAGCTCAACCCAAAACGATTGCAAAGAAAACGGCAGGATTTAGATGACCACTTCAGGAACCACAGCGTTTAACCTTGACCTTACTGAGTTGGTTGAGGAAGCGTTTGAACGCGCTGGTTCGGAGTTGCGTACGGGCTACGATTTACGTACAGCCCGTCGGTCATTGAACTTGATGTTTGCTGATTGGGCAAACCGTGGTGTCAACATGTGGACGTTTGAGCAGGGGACAATTAACCTAACTCCGGGTCTAAACAACTACGCACTACCCGTAGATACGGTGGATCTACTTGAGCATGTGATTCGCACGGGCGCGGGAAGCGCATCCACACAGGCTGACTTAACCATCACGCGTATCAGTGTTTCTACCTATGCCACAATCCCCAACAAACTGCAACAAGCCCGACCGATTCAGGTGTGGTATCAGCGTTTGGATGGTCAAACTTCTTCTATTGGCACTACGCTTAACGGCGGGATTACAGCTACGGCCACCACAATCACACTAACTTCAGTAGTCGGGCTTCCAGCTACGGGGTTCTTGTTGATTGAAAACGAGACTATTCAGTACGGCTACATCTCTGGCAACGTGCTTAACAACTGCTTCCGTGGGCAGAACGGCACAACTGCAGCAGCACACTTAACTGGTGTGGCTGTGTACACGCAGAATTTGCCCTCTGTAACCCTCTGGCCGACCCCAGACAACAGTGCAACGTATCAGTTTGTTTACTGGCGCATGCGCCGTATTGATGATGCTGGCGGGGGTGTACGCACGATGGATGTACCTTTCCGCTTCCTGCCCTGTATGGTGGCAGGCTTAGCCTATTACTTGGCTCTGAAGATTGAAGGCGGTGCTGATCGTTTGCCCATCTTGAAAGAGCAGTATGATACGGCGTGGCAATTAGCCGCCGACGAGGACAGGGAAAAAGCTAGTGTCCGATTTGTGCCCCGTCAGATGTTTATTGGAAGCGGAACCTGATGCAAATCGTTTCTCTTTTACAAGCCAAAACCGACGGATTAACGCGTTACTTTACGGGTATTGCGTGTAAACATGGGCACGTTGCGGAGCGTCTTGTAAGTAATCGGCAGTGCATAACATGCGCACACATAAAACTTGCTGCATACAAGGAAGCAAACCGACCTGCCCTGCTTGAAAGAAAACGGATTGCTCAAAAAAAATATGTGGCGTGCAACCCCGAAAAAGTTAAGGCCACCGTAAAAAATACGATGGCAAAGAACAGAGAAGCCCGAAACGCAGAAAAAGCGGCATGGGCACGGCGCAATTCCGGTCGGGTGCTAGCTTGGACACGTCAGCGACAGTTGGCAAAAGTACAGCGCACACCTTCGTGGTTGGTTGAGGACGATTACTGGCTCATAGAGCAGGCGTACGAACTTGCACAGCTTCGCACAGACCTTTTTGGTTTTCCGTGGCACGTAGACCACACTGTTCCACTGCGTGGCAAAACTGTTTCGGGGCTTCATGTTCCGACTAATTTGCAAGTTATCCCCGGGGCTGAAAATTCTCGCAAGGGCAACCGAATGGAGGTTGCGTAAATGGGCAATCGGTTTGCTTCTGGTAAAAACAGTATCGCCATGTGCGATAGGTGCGGCCAACAGTTTAAATTGACAGCGCTTCGTAAAGAGATACAGAAGACAAAGATTTATAATCTGCTTGTGTGTTCTACTTGTTTTGATCCCGACCAGCCGCAGTTGCAGTTGGGTATGTACCCAGTGGATGACCCGCAAGCAGTGCGTAACCCGCGCAAGGACACAACGTACGTTACAGCAGGCACAAACGCTACTGGCAGTCTGACTGGTGGTTCGCGGGATGTTCAGTGGGGGTGGAACCCCGTTGGTGGGTCGAGTAATTTTGATGTCGCTTTGACGCCAAATTACTTGGTGGCAACGACGTTTGTTGGTACAGTTACAGTAACCGTTACATAGGAGTCTAATATGGACAAGAAAGATTTAGCCCAAGACAAGAAGATGATTAAGTCTGCTGTCGGCAAGCACGAGAAAAACATGCACCCCGGTAAGCCAATGACAAAGCTTAAGGCTGGCGGCCCCACATCTGAAGACCGCATGCGTTTGGGACGTAACTTGTCTCGCGCCGCAAATCAGGGGAAATAACATGGCCAAGATTAACAATCTACCTGCTTCTGCATACGCTAAGCCCCACACCATGAGTGGTAAGCCCGTAGGCATATCCGAGAACCCCGGCACTCCCCCAAACCGCAGTAAAGTTGATACCGTTAATATGACTATTGGCAACATCAACAAATCTACTGGTAGCGAAGCCACCAAGACATCCGGTATCGTCACCCGCGGCAATGGCGCGGCAACCAAGGGAACTATGGCCCGTGGGCCAATGGCGTAAAGCATGAATTACACTGAACTCAGCAACGCGCTTCAAGCGTACACGGAGAACACGGAAGCAGATTTCGTGGCTAGTATTCCCGTGTTTGTTGAGCAAGCTGAGCAACGTATTTATAACTCGGTGCAGTTTCCGTCTATTCGTAAGAACGTGACGGGGTCAATGACTACGAGCAATAAATACTTACAGTGCCCTACGGATTTTTTGGCAGTGTATTCGTTGGCTGTCATTAACGCCAGTGGTGAGTACGAGTACTTGTTAAACAAAGATGTTAACTTTATTCGGCAAGCGTACCCACAGCCCACAGACACGGGGATACCTAAGTACTATGCTTTGTTTGGCCCACGTTCTGACGACGCAACAGAGTTAACGTTTATTCTCGGCCCAACACCCGACGCGGCTTACGGGTCTGAACTCCACTACTATTTCTACCCAGTGTCCATTGTGCAAAGCCCCATAGCTACGCTTGGTGCTATTACCGGCGGTAGCGCATATACGGCAGGTACTTATTTTAATGTGCCCTTGACTGGTGGTACGGGTAGCGGAGCGTTAGCAACAATTACTGTGGCTGGCGGGGCGGTGACGGTTGTGACTATTACCAACGGCGGAGTTCAGTACACAGTTGGAGACGTTATGTCTGCAGCAGCTTCCACAATTGGCGGCACAGGTTCTTCGTTTTCTATTCCGGTTGCCACTGTGACTAATTCTACTGGTACTACATGGCTAGGTGATAACTTTGATACGGTGTTGTTGTACGCGTCTTTGGTTGAGGCTTACACCTACATGAAGGGTGAGCAAGACATGATGCAGTTGTACAACCAGAAGTTCATGGAAGCATTAGCGTTGGCTAAACGTTTGGGTGATGGTATGGAGCGTCAAGACGCATATCGTTCTGGTCAGTTCCGTCAGAAGGTAACTTGATATGTCAATTATTCAGACCCAAACCACTAGCTTTAAGGCAGAGCTTTATCAAGGTATTCATGACCTGACTACGGATGTCATAAAAATTGCCCTGTACACAGCCTCTGCTGATTTGAACGAAGACACAACGGTATATTCAGCTACGAACGAAGTAGCCAATACAGGCACTTACTCTGCGGGTGGGGCACAGTTAACACCAATCACAGTCAACACTTCTGGATACACAGCCTATGTGGGCTTCCCTAACATCAGTTGGACTGGGGCTATTACGGCTCGTTGTGCGTTGATCTACAACTTTACACAAGGCAACAAATCCATAGCTGTGCTGGATTTTGGGTCGGACAAAACATCCACCGGCACATTTACAATCACTATGCCTGCAAACACAGCGACAGCGGCGTTGATTCGTAGTTCCAATTAAGGAGTCAACATGAACTGGCAGATTATCAGTAACACACAGACCGCAAACTGGCAGATTATCAGTAATACGCAAACAGCGGCTTGGACTCCTGTTTCAACAACTTAGGAGCATTTAAATGGCAGGAACAACGACTCTTTTGGGCTTAGTCACCCCAACACAGGGAACGCTTTCTGGTACGTGGGGCGATACGGTTAACTACGGTATTACAGATTACCTTGATATTGCCATTGCAGGCACACTGTCTTTTGCAGGCGATGGCGCTATTACTTTGGCTAACACTTTGGGTAGCTCGTCAGGAAACGGGATAACTTCTACGACCGCACAGTACATGGTGATTCGTATCACCGGCACGCAAACGGTTGCCAAAGTTATTACAGGCCCAAGTTACAGCAAACTATACATGGTAGATCACGCAGGCGCTACCAGCGCGGTAACGTTCAAAGCATCCGGTCAAACAGGTGTTTCTGTCGCTGTGGGTGAAAAATGTTTTGTATATTACAACGGCACCGACTACGTCAAGGTAGCTTCTAGCATATTGAGTGCCTTAACTGGGACGTTGCCCGTAGCAAACGGCGGCACTGGTCAGACATCTTATACAGATGGACAGTTGTTAATTGGAAACACAGCAGGCAATACGCTTGCTAAAACAACATTAACGGCTGGTTCGGGCATTACCATTTCAAATGGGGCAGGTTCAATCACCATTTCATCTTCGGGTGTAGGTGCTTTAAACACATACGCGGCAACAAATTTTGGAGGATTTTAATCATGGCAGTTACATCAACACCCGTATTCACACAGACCCCTAACGTAGGGGCATTAAATGCTGTTCTTAGCACAGCAATGACAAACACAAAAGCCTTTGATGGCACAGAAGCCGCAGGGACTGCTTTAGCACTGGTCTTTACTGCTGGGGCTGATGGCTCTCGCATTGATCAAGTTATGTGTCGTTTGGCTTCAACCAATGGGGCTACGGCTTCTGGCACATCATCAGCAACGGTGGTTCGTTTTTGGATCAACAATGCTTCAGTCAATACCACGGCCACAAACAATATCTTCTTGGGTGAAGTTGCTATCCCCGCAACTGCTGTTACTGCTTTGGGAACGTCTGCTTTAACAACTTACCCATTGACTATTCCTAATGTGGGTTTGAATATCCCTGCAACATACAGAATTTATGCGGGCACAACAGTAGCGGCTGGCGGTACAAACATTGCTATCGCTGTTTCTGCATTTGGTGGAAATTACTAAAATGGCACAGTCCAATCAACCCGGCGCATTTAACTATGCTGTAACTAATCGTGCCGCTGACGTAAAAACATTTTCATCATCAGGTCGATGGGTCAAGCCGCCAAATGCTAATTTTGTTATTGTAGAACTATGGGGTGCGGGTGGCGGTGGTGGTTCTGGTCGCAGAGGTGGTAGTGGCTCTGTACGTCAAGGCGGTGGTGGTGGCGGTGGTGGCGCACGATCAAGGCTCATGTTCATGGCTTCTGACCTTACGCCTACAGTAGCTGTAAGCATTGGAGCAGGTGGTGGTGCTGGTGCGGCAATAACAGCAAATGACACAAATGGTAATAATGGTAGTGCTGGAGGTAATACAACTTTTGGTGCTTTTCTAACTAGCTATGGAGGCGGTGCAGGCCCTGGCGGTCAAAACAGTGTATCTAATTATGTTGGTGGTGGTGGTGGTGGCGGCACTGGCGGTTCAGGAGGCACTGGTGCTAATAACTCAAGTGGTGGCGCTCCGCAAAGCGCAAGTGCTTTTGGCGGTACTACTGTTGGCCTCAATAACAGTGTGGGCGGTGGTGGTGCTGCAAATGGTGGAGCTTCAGTAGGCAATGCTGAATGGGGTGGTGGTGCTGGCGGGGGTTCTTCTCCAGATGGCATCGGCTCAATAGCGGGCGGTAGTTCCATATATGGAGGCGCTGGTGGCGGTGGTGGTGGAGGATTAGATACTGCCAACACGGCAAGTGCTGGCGGTGCTGGTGGCGACGCAATGTCATATTCATCAGGAGGTGGTGGAGCTGGTGGAGCAATCAACACTTCAGGTACTGCTGGCACTGTCAAGAGCAATAATTCTGGCTCTGGCGGTGGTGGTGGCGGTTCTAGTGCTGCTGGAACTGGTGGATCAGGTGCTGTTGGCGCTCGTGCGGCAGGTGGTGGCGGTGGTGGGGCTTCTTTCAATGGTCAAGCCTCTGGCGCTGGCGCTGTTGGTGGTGATGGTTACGCCATTATTTACACATTCTGAGGTTGTTATGAACAGATATGCAATTATTGAAAATGGTTTAGTAGTTAATGTTGTTGTTGGACAACCAGAACTTGCACCCAATCAAACGCTAGTGGAGTGTCCAGATGCAGGGCCAAATTGGACTTATGCTGATGGCGTATTTACTGCGCCTGTAGTAGTTGAGCCTACTGTAACAACACCTACTAAAGAAGAGCTGCTTGTGCAACTAAACGCCTTGTCAGCCCAAATTCAAGCGTTGTAGCCATGTGGGACTGGGCTGAAGCATTCATTGCCGCAGCCTGTTTAGTCTGCTTCATCATAGCGGGCAGTTATATTGTTCTCTGGGCCTTTCCGTGATTGATCCATTAACGGCTCTAGCTGGCATACAGTCGGCTGTCAAACTCATTAAGCAAGCGTCCAAGACGGTTGATGACGTAGCTTCGCTTGGCCCACTGCTCGGTAAATACTTTAACGCTAAGTCTGATGCTACCAAAGCGGTTGCAGAGTCAAAGAAAAAGGGCGGCTCTTCTATGGGCACGGCTTTGCAGATTGAGTTGGCTTTGGAGCAAGCCCGTGATTTTGAAAAAAGCGTGGAGTTACTGTTCTTCCAAGCAAATAAAATGGACGTGTGGGCTAGGATTAAAGCCAGAGCCGCCGCAAGTGATATAGAAGATGCGCACAACGCTAGGCGTGAAAGAGAAGCGGCTGAACGTAAAAAGAAAGCAGACCAAGAAGACCTAGAACTGGGGTTGCTAATTGGAGGGCTAGTTTTAGCCCTTTTGCTTTCTGCTTATGGTATTTTTGAAGTGCTAGACCATTGCGCTCAAAATAGGTGTGGTCGGTGAATGAGTACCAGAAGCAAGCAGACATGGCGTTCAAGATTGTCGGTGCGTGGTGGGCGGCTAACTTGTTTTTGGATGTGATTACAGTGTTGCCAAACTTTATTTCAGACCGCATTGTGAATGCGCTACTTGGAAGGATGGGATTGTGAGTGAAGAAAAGCCAGCAGACGTTTTAAGTAAGGTGTTGTCCTATGTGGATAGCCCGTTCAAGTTGTTTGCCTTGGTACTCATGGCGGTGTTTGCTTTTTCTGGTTATTTCATTTGGCAGAACCAAGCGTTCCTATTTGAAGCGTATAAAGAAAACAAGAAGCTACCCGCTATTGCAGAAGACAGGGCAGAAGATGTTGCAGCGCACCTGTTTAAAAACACCAATGCCACGGTAGTTGCTATCTTTAAAGTTAACCCACTGTTTGGTACAAGGATTTTGTACCGCGCCTATACCCGCGAAGGCAGGGAAAGAACGCACGAAGGATTGGATGTGGGGCTGTTTACACAGAGTTCAGCCAACAACCGCGATGTTGTAGCTTTAATGGCAAATGAGATTCCTTGCAGTGAATACAACGTACCGCAGAGTGAAATTGGCCTTTGGTACATCGACAAAGGTGTGAAGTTTGGATGCCGTGTTAGCGTCCCCCCAGAGCAGGGTAGGTTTGTTGGTCAGATTACGGTGGGTTGGGATAAAGAACCCAAAGATTTAACCAAGGCAATGGGGATGCTACAGATTGCCAGTAACATGCTTAGTAAAAGCAAACAGTAAAGGACTATAAATGGCCCAGTTTGAACCAGCCTTTGAGCAGATGATGCAGGACGAGGGTGGCTACGTTCTCCATGAAGTCCCCGGCGACACGGGTGGCATGACCTACGCTGGCATTGCCCGTAACAAGAATCCGCAGTGGCCCGGCTGGGCGCTAGTGGACAAAAAGGAAATGGGCGGCTCTTTGACGCCTATGGTGCGTGAGTTCTACCGTGTGGAGTTTTGGGACAAGATGCGTGGCAATGAGATCAGCAATCAAGACGTAGCCAACACCATCTTTAATTTTGGTGTAAACGCAGGCATGGGCATGGCGGTCAAGCTGGCCCAGTTGGTTGTTGGTGCTACGCCAGACGGCGGTATTGGGGCTAAGACCGTTGAGAAACTTAACCAGATACCTGACGGCCAAAGGTTTAAAGAGCAGTACGCTTTAGCCAAGATTGCGCGGTACGTAGAGATCTGCAACAAGAACCCCGTGCAGGTTAAGTTCCTGAAGGGTTGGCTGAACCGTACATTGAAAGGTTTGAAATGAGCTTGCTTGCCGTTGGATCAATTATTGAAGCTGTTGGTAAGGTTGCAGGCGACCTGATTACCACCGACAAAGAAAAGATGGAAATGGAGATTGAGCAACGTAAGCTCGATCTGGAAGAGAAGCGCATTGACCAAGCCACAGACCTAGCGCAGATTGAGGTCAACAAGATTGAAGCTGCGTCATCTAATGTGTTTGTTTCAGGCTGGAGGCCAGCCATCGGTTGGATTGGTGTGGCGGCTATGGGCTATCAGTTCCTGCTCTACCCGTTGTTTCAGTGGGCGTGGAAATACTTGCAGGCTATGGGCTGGGTTCCTGTCGGCATGGATCCCCCTCCGGTACTAGACGCAGACCAGCTTTGGGTGATATTATCAGGCATCTTGGGCATTGCCGGTATGCGTTCTTTTGAGAAGACCAAAGGCGTTGCCAGTAAATAAAGGTAGCCCATGCCATTACAAAAAATACTGTTTAAGCCGGGGGTAAATAAAGAAAACACCCGCTACACCACAGAAGGCGGTTGGTACGAAGCCGACAAGGTGCGATTTCGTCAAGGCAATCCAGAAGTTATTGGCGGCTGGCAACCTTTCTCTGCCGCTACGTTCCAAGGCGCATGCCGTTCCCTGTGGAATTGGGTGTTGCTTGATGGCAGAAACATTGTGGGTGTTGGCACAAATCTTAAGTTTTACTTAGAAAATGGCAGTGCATATTACGACATCACGCCTATCCGGGCAACTTCCACAATTAACAATAACCCTTTTGCGGCTACGAATGGCTCAGCCACAATCACCGTTACGGACACAGCGCATGGTTGTGTTACTGGGGATTTTGTAACTTTCAGTGGCGCTGTAGGTTTAGGCGGGAACATCACCGCAACAGTGTTGAATGCCAATTATCAAGTTACTGTTTTAACTTCTAACACTTACACGTTTACCGCTACAGCCACGGCCAACGGTTCAGACGTTTCTCCCGGTGGTGGTGCTTCTGTTGTAGCAGCATACGAAATCAGTGTTGGCCCAGCGTTTCAAATCCCTTTGGTTGGTTGGGGCGCTGGTTCTTGGGGTGAGACGGGTACAACATGGGGCATCGGTGGGACATCTACATCATCACTGCGTTTGTGGAACCAAATCAATTACGGCGAAGATTTAGTTTTTGGCCCCCGTACAGGAGGTATTTACTATTGGGAAGCACCTACATTAACAGCCCGTGGCGTACTACTTAATTCTCTGGGCGGTACAGTTACATTTACCAATGCTTCACCAACTGTGGTGACTTCAACTGTTTTGTTTACAGAAGGCGCTGCGCTTCAGTTTGCTGCTACTACGTCACTCCCTACGGGTATATCTGCTACAACTACATATTATGTGTTTGAAGTAAACGGGTTGACGTTTAAATTACTTGATTCTGCGGGTGCAGCGGTCAACACTTCAAGTACAGGCACGGGGGTGTATGTGTCTCTGATTGTGGATGTGCCTACAATTCAAAACAACATGACCGTGTCTGACACATCACGCTTTGTAATTGCGTTTGGCTGTAACGATTACGGCTCAGCTACGCTTGACCCCATGCTGATTCGCTGGTCAGCGCAAGACGATATTTATAACTGGACACCTGACCCTACAAACCAAGCAGGGTTTATACGTATATCTCACGGCTCTGAGATTGTTGCTACGGTTCAGACTCGTCAAGAGATTGTGATGTTTACCGACTCGGCTATATATTCACTCCAGTATCTTGGCCCCCCGTACGTGTGGGTACCGCAGTTGCTTGGTGACAACATCTCAATCATGAGTCCTAACTCGGCTGTGATTGCTTCAGGTATCGTGTACTGGATGGGCGTGGACAAGTTCTATTCCTATGATGGCCGTGTAAACACTTTGAATTGTGACTTGCGTCGTTTTGTGTTTGGTGACCTTAACCAAGAGCAATCACTGCAAGTATTTGCAGGGACAAACGAGGGCTTTAATGAGGTCTGGTGGTTCTATTGCTCAGCCAGCGCGTCGGCTATCGACAGGTATGTCATCTATAACTATATGGAAAAAATATGGTACTACGGCACCATGTCTCGAACTGCTTGGCTTGACTCTGGTTTGCAGTCTGTTCCTATTGCGGCAAACTACACTACGGCTACGTTAACAGGCAACTTGATTAACCACGAAACGGGGCTGAACGATGATACGACCGGCACCGCTGTTGCAATTGACGCTTACATTAGCTCGTCTGAGTTTGATATTGGTGACGGCCATAACTTTGGTTTTGTGTGGCGCGTCTTACCTGACTTGACTTTTGAGAACGCTGAGAACACCCCTGCTGGCGCTGTGCCTTCAGTGGCTATGACGTTGTACGGTTTGGCTAATTCTGGCTCTGGGGTTACAAGTACAGCTTCACAACCTGTAGCTAAGAGTAGTACATACGTTATTACAGAACAGTTCACCGGCATGATCTTTACCCGTATGCGCGGTCGCCAGATGATATTTAAAATTAGCTCAAACCAAATCAACACTTGCTGGCAACTGGGCGCTCCGCGTATAGATATCAGACCTGACGGCAGACGCTGATGACATCCAAAAACAGGATTATTACCCCCGCGCCACCCAACTTACCGTTGGGTACGGATAAGTACGAACGCCGGTATCAAGATCAATTTACAAACGTCTTACGCCTGTATTTTAATCAACTGCAAAATGCGTTTGGTGAGTTATTTGGCCCGACTGGTGGTAAGTATGTAGCGTTTCCGTATGGCGCATTTTCAAGCGACCAAGACCAGACGGCTGTAGCCAACACCGCCACGTTGATGACATTCAACACCACCGATTTTGCTAACGAGGTAAGTATTGCAAACTCAGAGATTACTGTAGCCAACGCTGGCATATACAACTTGCAGTTTAGTGCGCAGTTCCAAAACACAGACACTGCTTTTCAAGATGTTTACATTTGGTTAAAACAAAATGGTGCGGATATTACAGGGTCAACGGGGTTTGTATCTATTCCAAACAGACACGCTGGTACGGACGGTCACTCAATTGTTGGCTGGAACTATTTTTTAAACATGGCAGCGAATGACTACATTGAGATTTACTGGTCTGTACCTACTACCGATGTGACTATTCAACACCTTGCCGCTTCCGGTACACCCACTAAGCCAGCTACTCAATCCGTTGTAGCCACACTTTCGTTTGTGTCTGCGCTCTCAACATGATAAACTCAATCAACCCCCATTTTGAGAGGCAAAAATGAGCCTACATAAGTTTGCCGAACAGGTAGCCGCCAATGGCCGCGGTGAAGACTCTTTACTTGTACACATGACGCCGGACGAAGTCCGAAATCTACAAAAGTTTGCCCAAGCTAACGGCACAACGCTGACCATGAACCCTACTACGGGTTTACCCGAAGCGGGCATGTTGTCTGATTTGTTTAAAGCTGTTGCCCCTATTGCCCTTGGCGCATTCCTTGGCCCTGCTGGTATGGGTCTAACTTTTGGCGGTTTGTCTAGCGCAATGTCGGCAGGTATTGCTACGGGCGGTATCACTGCTTTAGCTACTGGCAGTTTGTCTCGCGGCCTCATGGCCGGATTGGGTGCGTATGGTGGAGCAGGTCTTGGCGCTAGTATGATGGGTGCTGGCGAAACAGCTATTGGTGCTGCGGCAGAAGGTATTCAAGGGCCTATTGGCTCTCCTGAGAGTGGGTTTGGAGCTACGCAAGCTATTGCCGCTGCACCTAGAGCTGACGTATTGTCTGCTGGATTTAATTCAGCTACCGCAAACCCAGCAGCTATGGGGGCTTTTGCCAAACAAAACCTTGGCAATATAGGCATGGCCGCCGCCCCCTTGTTGGCAATGCAGCCAACGACTAAGATGCCAGACCCAAAAGACACTGGTTATATCCGTCAGTTTGATTTCAACATTAACCCAGACACAGGCAAGCCTGACCCGTTGTATGGTGTACGCGCTATGACACCCGTCAAAGCCAGTGAGTTTGGAAACAAAACCTTCCAAGGCCAGCGCGATTTATTTAGACAACAGAACCCAAATCCGTATGAACTTGGCGTAGGGTCTTTAAACCAACCCCCGCAGCAACAAACAACTCCTATGGCAACAGGCGGTATCGTGGCTTTGGCTGATGGCGGTTATACGCAGTACTCAAACGAAGAAATTAATAAGTACTTAACTGATAACCCCAATGTAGATATTGCAGCCGCTACTAAACAATTTAACGCAGACCCCACTGCTGTAAGTCGAGCCATTACTCAAGTGTCTTCGGGTTACCTTGACCCAACTCAAACCGCAGCAGGCTCCGGTGCGCAAAAGTACTATGATGCTTTTACAAAAAGTGGTATTGACGCTAACGAGTTGTTTGCTGCTGAACAAGCACAAAACCCAAACTACGCTTTTGATGCGCAAACTGGCGAAGCGGGTCTTAACGCTTTAAAAAGAGCTTTTGGTGTTGCCAAGCAGTTTGATACGTATGAGTACGGTAAAGCTGGAGGCACCGATCTTGCAAAAGATGTTGACTTCCTCAAACAGTACGATGCTGGAAAATTTGTAGGAGATCGTGCGCAACAGATTGAGGATATTGCTCGGGAAACAGGATTGTCTTTGAACGATGTTGCGCGTCGGTATGATGCCGCACGAGCAAGTACGGCGGTTAAACCTCCACCACCCACAGGCGTAAATCCTGATGGTTACTATGGCTCTGGCCCTGCTACGGGTGTAGACTATCGTGGTAATACCGTATCCATTGCCACTCCCGGTGACATCATCACAAACCCCGATGGCTCACGCACAGTTACACCTAACATCCCCGGTCGTCCAACAGGCGGGTTCACGGGCATTGAGGAACTCAAAAGCAGATACACCGCCGGTGGCGGCAGCTTGGGCTACACATCAAAAGCACCAAAAGATATTAACGAGTTTAACCAACTGTACAACAAGCAGACCGGGGACTCACTGGCCGCTTACGACTACCTCATGGGTAAAGGCGGCGGTAAGTATCCTGCTAAATCTCTAACTTCTCAAATGGCTGTGCCGTACGCTGAGTACGCGTTGGGTAAAAAGACTGTGGGTTTAAAACCTGCCGTTAAGAAAACAGATACAAAAGAAACCGTTGCTGGTGATACCGCCGTTGTTGGTGGAGTTAGCTTTGATTTAACAGACCCTACAAAAGCGCCATCCGAAGACAACAACGGCCCGTGGTCATGGGATGTGCCATCAAAACGATGGGTGCAGTACGGCAAAATGGCTAGTGGTGGTATGGTTGGTTACGCCATTGGCGGTGGTTTAGGCTCTCTTGGTTCTTACTCTGATGGTGGCCGTTTACTCAAAGGCCCCGGAGATGGCGTGTCTGACAGCATCCCTGCAACGATTGGGCGCAAGCGACAACCCGCACGCCTTGCCGATGGTGAGTTTGTAATCCCTGCACGTATCGTGTCTGAACTAGGCAACGGCTCTACTGATGCAGGCGCTAAGAAGCTTTACGCCATGATGGATCGTGTACAACGTGCGCGAGGTAAGACCACAGGCAAAAACAAAGTAGCGGCCAACAGCCGCTCTGATAAATATCTTCCCGCTTAAGGAATAGATCATGGCTACAGCACCATCCGCAGTAACAGAATACCAAACAGGCTTTGCGGAACCGATCCGCCCTTACGCCGAAGAACTGTTAGGTAAAGCACAGCTTTACACCGATCCTGACATCAACCCCTTCCAGCAGTACATGGGCGATCGTGTAGCGCAGTTCACACCTTTGCAGAAACAAGCGTATGAAAACGCAGGCTTAATGAAAGCGGCTCCTCAGTTGGGTGATGCTACAGCTATGGCGGGTATGGCGGGGTTAGGCGCACTTAATACGCAGTACACATTTAACCCAGCGGACTTTAACCAAGCGTTTAGCGCTGCCACTACCCGAGACGCGCAGGGCAATGTGACTGGTAACAGCATGATGAATCCTTACATGGATAACATCGTTGCCCGTCAACAAGCGGATGCTCAGCGTCAATCTGATATTGCCCGTCAAGCACAGGGTGCGCAGGCTGCTCGTTCAGGCGCGTTTGGTGGCAGTGGCGACTACCTCATGCGTGGGCAAGCCGCAGGTAACTTGGCTCGTCAAAAGGGCGACATTCAAGCGCAAGGGTTGAATACCGCTTACAACCAAGCAATGGGGCAGTACAACACGCAGAACCAACTAAACGCTCAGCAGCAACAGTTTGGTGCAGGTCTGGGACTACAGGGCTTGCAAACAGCCAATCAAGCCGCTAGTAACTTGGCCAACATTGGCAATACGCAGTACCAGCAAAACATGGGTATCTTGGGTATGCAGAACCAATTTGGTGGCCAGCAGCAACAGCAAACACAGAACGTATTGAACAATCAATACCAAGACTACCTGAACTCTCAGAACTACCCATACAAGCAGATGGGCTTCATGTCTGACATGATCCGTGGTTTACCTTTGACTCAGCAGTCGCAGACTATGTATCAGCAACCCCCATCAATGTTGTCTCAAGCGGCTGGTTTAGGTACGGCTGCAATTGGAGCAAGTAAACTAGGCATGTTTGCCGGAGGCGGCTCTGTTGAGGATGTCGAATATAGAGACAAGCCCGCAGGTTTGGCGGATTTAGCTATCTACAACATGGGCTAAAGAACATGATTAACGTAAACCAAATCACTACAACCCTGCGCGGCATGGCTGACCGCGCCCTTCAACAGTACGCAATGATGAATAAGGGTAATCCCTATATTCTGTCTTTGGCTGTAGCTGAGAGCAATCAACGCAAACAACTGCGTACTGCCGCGCAAGCACGCATGGCTGCTCCGCAACCCAAGGTGGCAGATGCCGCTATTGCCGGCATTGCGCAAGAAGCAGCACCTGTGGATGCTATGGGTAACGTGACTGGTATGGCCGCTGGCGGTTTGCCAGAAGATCAAGGTATTGCGCGTATCCCCACCCCCAACATTCAGCGTATGGCTGATGGCGGTATTGCAGGCTACGAAGATGACGAAGAAGGTATGGCCACTGGCGGTATGGGCGGCATGTTTAACTTTGCCCAGCAAAGCGAGCCCGTGGTTCGTATGTCTGGTGGCGGTGTGCCGGGCTATGCTGGTGGTGTATTTAACAGCGCATCTTTTAAAGCGTTTTTAAAAACCAAAAACATTGACGAAAAAGCTTTCACATCGCTTGATTTTTCAGAAAAAGAAAAAGTATTAAACGAGTTTAAAAAAGACACTGCTGGCCCACAAAAACCAGCAGCAACGCCAAAAGCAGCAACGCCTACGGCGGCACCGCCAGCCGCACCAAGTAAGGCGTTTGAAGCAGGTCAGAAATATGGCCCCACACTTAGAAAAATTGGCGATACGTTGTCTGATATAGGCACTACAAAGACGAGCAAACTGCCAGTAGGTGGGGCCGTGAAAACAGCGGGCGTATTGGGCGCGCTCCCTGCTGGGTATGAAGCGTATCAGCAAGGCGCTTTCTATGACGACCCTAACGTGTCTTCTTTTGGTAAAGCAAAACAAGCGTTTGGTACAGCAGCTAAAGCGGGTATTCCAATGCTTACAACTGGCTTGGGTTCTTTCTTAGGCCCTTTGGGTACTGCTGGCGGTATGCTTGGTGGTGGTGCTCTTACAGCGTATTTGGATAGCGAAGGGATGCTAACCAGCAAAGAGTACGAAGATTGGCTTAAAGCCAATCCAAAAGCTACGCCAGAGCAGACCAAAAAAGCCGCGGCCAAGTTTATTCCAACATACAGCCCCGACCAGCAGTCAAATGCCGAGGCTCAGCGCTTAGGTCTGAAGGTCAACCCAAACACAATGTCTAAGCTTCCCGAAGCCAAAGAACCTGCCGATACTGGTGGTGCAGGTGGTCAAGGTGGTGCAGGCGGTCAAGGTGGCGGCACAGGCAGTAGTGCTCAGAGCATTAAAGACATGTACGCGTTGTTTGCAGGCAAGCCTGACGAGCGCCAAGCTAAGCTCGATTCAATACGCAGTCAGATGGGCAGCCTTGCGGGTTCCGAAACGTTGCAAGCGCAAAACTATTACAAACAACTGCAAGACGATATTGCTGCTCGTGGCGAGTATGGCAAAGACCGTGAAACCAAACTCAAAGGCAAAGAAGAGCGCATTGCAAAAGAAGAAGGTCAGTCTGGCGGGTTGGCACTACTTGAAGCTGGCTTAGCTATGATGGCTGGCACGTCCCCCAACGCTTTTGCCAACATCGGTCAAGGCGCTATGGCCGGCACTGCCGCTTACCGCAAGAGCATGGAAAAGATTACGGACGCCCGTGACAAGTTGGACGATGCATACGGACGCTTGGAAGATGTGCGCTTTAACCAGAAGAGCATGGACACCAAAGAATTGCGTGAAGCCAAGCGTGATGTTGATAAGGCGGCAAACGCAGGATTGCGCTCTTTAACTGACTTTGCTATGAAAGAGTTTGACATCGGGCGTGATGAAGCCAAGACAATGTTTGGCGGTGCCGTTAACCTTGAACAGTCTCGTATCGCAGCGGCTCCCGGCCTTGCACGAAATGCAATGATCGCTAAGCGTTTTGCTGGTGACGACAAGAAAATGGCAGAGTTCACCAAGGTGCAGAAACAAGTCATGGCAGACTTGGCCAAAGACGTGGACTACTCAACAGCAACATCACAAGCGGCTAAAGACAAAATCTACAAAGACAGACTTCGTTCCGCGCTGATGACCAACCCATTCTTAAGTGCGTATGCACTGAATTTGGGCTTTGAAAATGAAGCCACAGGCCCTGTGCGAAACGCCGGTGACGAATAAGTTGACAGCGCATGAATTTGCGCGACAATAGCTAAACGGCACTCTGGTTTGACCCGCCAGAGCGCTACAAATGTGCGGTCTACAATTTAATTTTTATGGCTAAATACCTACCCCTTCCAGACGGCACTTCCTTTAAAGTTCCCAACAGCATGGGGTATGACGAAGCCATGGCTTTGGCTAAAGAAAGATACCCAGAAGCCTTTGCCGAAGAAGCCCCTGCACGCAAAAAAGGCATCCTTGCACAAGCCAGCAAGGGTCTTGAGTCTTTAATATCGTCTGGCCGCACTGCTGGCGCATCGCTGTTGGGTGACAAAGAAGAGGCGGCTAAAGCCGGTTTAGCTCGTAGCCGAGACATCGGTTCTCGCTACGAAGAAGGCGCAGACTTAGAGAAAGTCAAAAAAGCATACGAAGAACGTGGCCTTCTGTCTGCCGCAGGCGAAGCAGTCAGTCAAGTACCCGGAGCCATTGCAGAGCAAGGCGCAAACATTGCAGCCCTTGCCGCCAGCGGTCGTTTGGGTTCTACGCTGGGCAGTGCGTTTGGCGCAAAGGGTAGATTGGTTGGCGGTGCGTTGGGTGCACTCACCTCCGGTACTGCACAAGCCTTGGGTCAGAACGTTGAGCGCCAAGCGGCTGAACAAGAACGTGCCGGAGAGCCTATCAATATCGATATGCGCAAGGCTGTGGGCACAGCCATTCCCTCGGCCGCACTGGACGTAGCTGGTACGTTTATCCCCCTTGGCGGCAGGATTATTAGCAAGCTGACAGGTATCCCTGCCGAGGCACTGCTCGGACGTAGCGCGGCACAGGTTGCCAAGTTAGCTGAAGAACGCCTAGCCGTTACGTTGTCTAAAGGTCTGGCCACTGGTGCCTTGGCTGAAATCCCAACCGAGATTGCCCAGCAGATGCTGGAGCGTTACCAAGCTGGCCTGTCTTTGACAGACCCCAGTGCCATGAAAGAATACGGCGAAACAGCGTATCAAGTGGGTCTGTTGGCTCCGCTGGGTGGTGTTGGTCGTTTGTCTGAGCGCTCTGGTGCAAGAACAGAAGTCGCAGAGAAAGAGAAAGAAGCCGATCAGCAAAAGCGTGCGTTGCGTTTGCAACAAGAGCAACTGACTGCTGCCCAGCAGAAAGCCGAAGAAGAAGCTAAAGCACAAGAGCTAGAGGCAGAAAAACAGACACCAAAGTACGCAATTGATATTGGCAAACAGTATGACGATTTGCTAGCGCAGTTCAATACACAAAGGGCAGCGATCAAAAAGCCCGGTGCCAACCCCTCGCTTATTGAAAAAGCCGAGTACAAAGAAGCACAAGACGCTCTTAAAGATTTACAAGACCAGTTAAAAGAGCTTGTCCCTGAGTACCGCCGCACCAAGCCCCTGCGTGAGCAGGAAACTGAAAAGGCTCGCGTTGCTGGGATGTCTCCATACGACTACATGTTGGAGCAGACCGGCACTGTTTCTTCTGCTCCTACACCAAAAGGTACGCCTGATCTTGAAGGCTACTACGAGCAACAGATTGCTGTGCCCGGCCAAGCGCAAAGGCAAGCACTGGAGGGGTATGTTGCAAAACAAATGGATTTGGCAAACACGCAAGCGTTTGCAAACGAAAAAGAAATTGAAGACGCTAATAAAGACTATGTAAAGTATTTGGTTGCTAATCCGGTATTAGCTAAACAAGCACTGCAAAACCGCACGCCTATACCGGGTCTAGCAAAGAAACGCCAAAGCAATATTTACGATGCTTTACAACTAGAAATTAACAAGATTGAAGCCGCAGAAAGAGCCACTGGCGCGGCAGTTACAGAGAGAACACAGAAGACTCAGCGAGTGCTTGAAGAAGAAGAAGCAGCGGCTCTGGAAGACCAGCGCCAGATGCGCCAAGCGTATGAGATGCAACAGGAAGGCCGCCTCGCTACAGACATTGAGCAGATTAAGCCCCTGCCAGAAACAGTAGCCCAAGGCGAATTGTTTGGTGGTGAACAGCAACGGGTAAACATGCCTGTGGCTGGAACCCGTGTAGATATTGACGCACAGATTGCTGGACTACAAAAAGAACTAGACGTTGCCCGTTCGTATGGCGCTCCTACTGCTATTGAACGTAGGTCTAACCGTGAGCGTGTGTCTACGCTGTTAGAGCAGATCCGTGACTTGGAAGACCGTAAAGCCAAAATAAAAAGCACTGGAACTGCAACAACCGTTGCTGGAACAGAGCCACTAAATCGTGCGGAACAAAAAGCTATTGAAGCGTTGGCAAACAATGACAAAGGTGAGTTAAATTTCTTGAGCGGAAGCAAGATGCTCAGAGATTCCATCTACAGACTTGTAACATGGGCATCGGTTTCTAAAAACCCTTTGGATCCAAAATATCTTGTAAACACTGCAAAAAATAATTTTGACGCTGCAAAAGAAATTCTTCAGTACGCGCCCGATTGGATGCTGGAAAATGTAACTATTCCAGACGAATTAAAAATTGGTGGGCAGGGTATTCGCCCACAACTTGGTAGATTGCCAAGGCAAGAACGTGCTCTGCGTGATGCAGCGGCGGAACGAGAAGCCGCTTATGGCAAGTTTAAAAGCGGGGATAAAGAAGCCAAGCAAGACGTTATAGACGGCTTGCTTAAAGAAATTTCTTTGGTTCGTGGCCAGCTTAAACCCGAGACCATTACCGAGATTGAAAAAGAACTGGGTGCGTTGCTAGACTCTTCAGCACGCTACGGCAACGACATTACCCCCGAGCTTGACGCAATCAGCACACGCTGGCGTGCGGGTACGAAGTACAGCGCGTTTGGCCCCGCAGAAACAATACCAACTACAACCACCCAAGACATGTTGCTCGACCAGATGGATCGAGCCTACGCACAGCGCCAGCGTTACGACACGCAAACCATGTCGATACTGGATCAGATTGCCGATAACTACGGCGCTGTGACATCCAACGAAGACCGCCGCAACCTGATTGGGGAGTGGCTCAACCGAGCAACCACAGGCAACCTAAGCCCTGAGATGACCCGCGATGTGCAGGCCGCACTGCGTACATTGGAAGAAGGCAAACGTTCTGAAACAGAGACGCCTACACGCGAGACAGCGTTTGGCACAGCAACTAAGCCTACACAAACAGCCGTTCAGCAAGAGTTGGGCGCTGAGTTCATGCCGCAGCAAGTGGCTCCGCAAGCCGCTACACGCATCGTCAACGGCAAAGTCCAGTACGTGGCTCCCGAAGACCGTGGCCCCATCCAAGGCAGTGCAGCCGAGCGGTTCGCCCCCACACAGAAAGGTACGATCTTTGAGTCGTTTGCTGAACTGAATCGCTATCTGGCCAGCGACTACTTGAAGACTGCTCGGCAAGAGATGGGTCTTACTCGTGAGACTGTGGCCCGTATGGAGTTGCAAGTCAAAGAACATGAGGCAAAGATCGGCAATATTCGTAAGCAAGTTGAAGCGTTAAAAGCACGCAAAGCCGCGTTGGAAAAGTCACAAATTTCTGAAGACCGCGCCGCCAAAAACATTGTTGCGGATGTTGAAGTGCGTATGGAAGGTATTTTAAAACGTCTGTCTGATGAGCTTGAGCCTTTGCGTTTAGAGTACATGCGGGTCAGATCGCAAGTAGATCAGTTGGCTGATAGATCAGAAGAGACTAGCCGCCTAATTGCCAACAACATTGCCAACTTTAAAGAGATGGACGACCGTGCGGTTGACGCCGCACAAGAGACGCTTAAAGCCAAAGAAGAGTTGCGCCAAGCACGAAACAAACTTGGCAGTCTTGCCGAAAAACTACCCGGCATTGAAGCAGCGCAACAGAAAGTTATTACTGCGCTTGAGCGTCAACGCAATCCGTTGCTGTACGAGTCTAGGCAACAACTGCAAGATTTACAGAAGCAGTTATCCAAAGCACGGGTTACGCAACCACGCACCGTGGCTCGTTTGCAAAAAGAAATTGCCGAGTTAGAACTTTTGATGGAGACACAAAGGGTTAACCCCTACATTCCATCATCGGCTTTTATCACGTTTTTGAACAACGATTTACGTTTGCAGTTAGATGCACGAGAAGAAACGCGTAAGTTAAACAAAGCTGGCAAAACGCTTTTGGACTTAGGCTTGCAACTGGAACTGGCGGCTGTTGACTTGGATGTTAACTTGTCTACGCATCCAGAAATTGTAGCTATTAAACAAGAAATTGGTGCCGCCAAAGAGCTGGGTGCCGATGCCGTACGTGCGCTAGACAACGACCTAGCTTTACTTGACAGCGAGATTGAAAAGGCTGAGAACGCTAGTTACGTTGAATCACAACTTGCCAAAAGCGTTGAGCAGGCTATTAAAGATGCCGCAGAGTCTCGTGGTTTTGGTGCGCAGATGGCTAACGTACCTATCGAGCCTTTGAGTTCTGCTGAACGTGAAACAATAGAGACTAGAAATAAAGCGCAGTTAGAAGATTTCCAAGCAAGCACCGCTAGGTTGCAGGCTTTGTCCGGTCAGCGTATTGACTTTAGCAAGCGTCGTGAGATGTTGGAGTTGATTAAAACTGCCACAAAAGACTTTGCAGAGTTAGACGCACGCATCCAAGGAATGGAAGAGGGTGTGTTGGAAATGCAGGTTCGCGTAGAACTCGTGCAAATTAAACTAGACGAGGCAACCGAAAAGGCGGCGTCTTACCGCGGCCCACGCAAGAACCTCAAAGAAGCTAAGGCGTTGTTTGCCCAGATCGAGGACTTTAAGAAACAAATTGAAGCTGGCAACAAACGTGTCGAGACACTGCAAAATTCTATTGTTGACTACGAGAAGTCAAAAATTACCAAACAAAAAGCGTTGTCAGAAGCAGAGCGCGCTACGTCCAGCGACCCAGAAGTCTACGCAGAAGTTACAAAGCTGATTGACGATCGTATTGCCAAGCTTGAGAAAACCATTTCCAAAAAGCAAGAAGCCGTCAACAAGAGCGAAGAAGCTATTGTCAAGTTGCGCAAGGACATCAAGGCTAAGAAGCTGTCTTGGTCAGAGGGCAAAGCAACACTTGAAACCTTAAAGAACATGCAAAAACGGCTGGCAGAAATGCAGTCGTCTCAAAGAGAGCGCCGCAAGCGTTTTAATGAGTTCCTCAAAGAACGCGAAGTATTGCAAGCACGCAAATCAAATCGCTTAGGGATTACCCGTACAAATGTTTTGACTGGGCAAAATGTTGGTACGCTGGTTCGTGAGAAAGACGAAGAAACCGGCGAGTACCGATTAGTCCCACGCGCAAAGAAAGCGTCTGGCACGCTTGACGAAGAGTTTACCGCTGAAGAAGAACGTGCCAAGCTGTATGACAGTCGTACTAAACGCCTTGCAGATTTGCAAAAGCAAATGGACGCACTGCAAGCAAGCGCAGAGCCTAAAACTACAAAGGCTAAACAAAACCGTACCGATAAGATCATCGACTTACAACGTCTTATCAACGAACAGCTAGAAGCCGTCAATGAGGTTCGTCCGCCTAGTATGGCTAAGGTCTCCCAAGCTACACGCATACAGTCACAAGCTCCGGGCAAACTGCGCGGTGGCACAGAGCAGTCAAAAGCAAACGTTGGTATTAGTAAACAGCCGATTGTTGAAAGCCGCACACCTGCACCAATTACGTCCGAGAAAGCAGTGGCCGATGCCAACGCGTTTGCTGAGCGTATTGCTGCAGCCAAGGACAAAGCAACGCTAGACGCTGAGTTTAAAGCCAAAGAGTACGAGCAACAGAACCAGATTCTTGATGCGATGGAAGATAACCGAGTACGTCTAACCAAGTTTATAAACAGAAGCCAAGACGAGCTTGCAGAAATTGGCGAAGTGCTATCGGGCAACCCAACGCTGGCAGACCGCAGAGATAAGCTGAAGGAAGATATAGAGTCTGCACAATTTATGTTGGATCGCGTTGGCGATGACATCAACCGCCTATTGAAAGCACAAATTGTCCCGTACTCATCTGAAGATTTTACCCAGTTGTCTGGCACAGAATTTTCAAACGTTACAGACGAAGACATTGATACTACGTACGACCCTCGCTATGAATTTTCTCGCGGCGCGGCTAAAAACGGGCTGAGTGTTGATGGGTTGCAAAAAGAAATTGACACTGCGTTGGGCGGGGCGGGGCTTACCAAAGGCCGCATTGAGATATTTAACAGTGTTGAAGAGTTTTTAGACAGCAACAGCTTTTCGGATCTGCAGTACGAGTACAACATAAAACGAGCCAAAGCACCAGAAGCCAGCGACATTCCAACAGACGCTAAAGCTTTTGTTGATCCAAGAACTGGCAAAGCGTTTATGTTTGCCAACAATATAGACAAGGGCGACGGCTTAGGAATATTGCTGCACGAAGTCGGTGTTCACCTCGGCTTTAAAAACTTGTTCAATGCTGGGCAGTACAAGAACCTAGTAAAAGCTGTTCAAAACTGGTCAAAGCTAAACGACAACTCTGTAGAAGCTAGGATTGCTAAAGCGGCGCTTGCTCGTGTTAAATCTGCACAAACATCCAAAGAACAGTTTGACGACGAGCTATTAGCATACGCTGTTGAGGAAGCAATCAAAGCAGGCGTTAAACCTGCAGCCCTCGGTTCCAAAGGTTCGCCTATTGCAAACTGGTTGCGCATGGTTGTGGATACTTTGAAACGAGCACTGTCTGCGTTTGGTATCAATCCTAAAAACCTCAAAGCTGGGGAGTTGGTAAACCTTGCGTATGGTGCTGCACAACTTGAAATTCGGGGCACATGGCACGGCTCAGATGCAAAGTTTAAAGCGTTTGATACTGGTTACGCTGGCTCAGGAGAAGGTGCTTTTGATTTAAGGTTCTTGGCAGAAGAGTCTTTGGGCGAAGGGCCATACACTACACCGCAAAAAGAATACGCCGAGTATTACAGGCAAGCAGTGCCTTTTGGCAAAGCCGCAAACGAAACTGGGTATGGAAACAAAACGTACCAAGACTACCGCAGCCTTGACAATAAGTTTACAAATACACTACACGATGAGTTGACAACAGCAATGCTGCAGTCAAAACTAGAATCTGGGTTGTTGTCAGCTTACGTAAACAGTGCCTTAAATAACGGGGAGTCGCTTGACCCAACAAAGAATAAAGGCGCTGCAAAACACATTGACAATAAAATACTGTTTGTTGAAAGGGAAATTGAAACCGCACAAACAGCGCTTGATAGGGCTGTAATCTCTGAGGCAAAAAAACCTAGCAGTGCAACTCGAATTCCCAACTTGGAAAAACATCTTGCCAAACGAGAAAAAGAATTAGAGATATTAAAGTCGCTTGATCTGTCCAAGATTAAACCACTTACAAAACGCCCTGCCATAGGCAACATATACCGCACCTTGGATGACGTGCCTCGCGAGCGGGTCTATTCCGTTAATTCAACGTTTACATTTGGCGAGCGCCCTAAACTAGACGCGTTGATGAAAAAGTACGGCGACAAAAGACTGCAGGACAGAGCCAAGAAAGATGGTGAATACGAAGCTAATGGTTTGTTCTACGACATGCGTAGACAGCTTGGGGTAAAAAAACTTACAGAAATACTTAAAGCTGCCGGTATTGATGCGATTGAGCAGAACAACGAGCGCGGTAGATACATTGAACGGGCTTTTATTGACAACACGCCTGAAATTATTGGCGTCAATATGGAACCTGTCGGCCAGTCCGAAGGCTTGCTGTTCTCTCGCAAGGCACAGTACGGACAAGACAACGCGCTGACTGACCTGTCTAAACAGATCATTGCACAGCCCAAGTCTTTTAGTGAGCGCCTTGGTAGGAACATTGCGCTTGAGACCGAGATGAACTTGGTGGATATGCGCGCTGGTTTGCGTGAAGCGCTTAAGGCTGGCGCCAAGGAAATGGGTGACACCAAGAACTTTGTACAGGCTATGTACAGCGTGACCAAGTCTGACCAGAAGATGGCTGTGGTTAGCGCCACGCTGATGGAAGGGCCGATGGCGTTGTACACAGACGACAAGGGCTTCCACGGCATCAGGTCTACAGGAGCTAATAGCGCCAAGGATGTCTTTGATGCCATAGGGCGCATCCCGGGCGGCAACGCTAGAGGCCGTGTTGATCTTGCCACTACGTACATGATTGCCCAACGTGCGGCCAACAAGGGTTTGTCTAAACTTGACTTAGGTGCACTAGGCGTAACAGAGGCAGAACTTAAAGCTGCAATGGCTGACGTTAACGCCAACCCCAAACTGAGAGACGCTTTGGAAGTTGTGCGCAGTACGTATAACGCATACAACGCAGGCTTGATTAAGTTCTTGGCTTCAACTGGCGCAATACCCAAAGAGACGGCAGCCAAGCTGCTCAAAGACGGTGACTATGTTCCGTTTTACCGCGTTCGTGAGAATGGGATGGCTGATCTTGTCTTTAGTGACGAAGTGACTATCAACATCGGCGATGTTAGA